AAAGCTCGCCATTTACCTATACAAGGACAAGATTAAAGAACTAAAAAAATGATCGAATCACCAACCTGGGAAGACCTAGGTTACGCTAACTTTGAATAACATGGACAAAACCAAAAACATCTACACAATCATCGGCATCGCGCTGTCCGTGGTAATACTATGCGGAGTGTTCTTCATGGTGTTCCACATGGGAGTCATCGAGAAGAGCTCAGAGCACGAGTCCATAGCCATCGACCGGCTACACGAGCTGAACGAGAAGTACCAAGCGAAGATGGACTCAAACCTCATCATCATCAGCGCAACCAAGGAAGCCCTTGACTCGTTCATCGTACAAGACCAACAGCAGTTCGTCATGGAACAGGAGCGAATAGACAAGGCACAAAAAATTGTTTCACGAATACCAAAAATGTCAAATGACTCACTTAAAACACTTTACGTTAACTCTTGGAATTATCTTCTCAATGAGTATCGTGGCGGCCGTTTACGCCCAGCCAACTAGCCCGCAGCTCCCACGGGAAGCACAGGAGGTTATCTCTTCAGCAGCCGAGACCATCCGGCAGGACAAGGTTACAATCGAATCCCGATCGATGCGTATACAGATGATGCGCGATCAGTTAGAGGCCGCACAGACAGCCCTTGACCTTGCCATAAGGAACGGAGACCTGTGCGAAGAGGTTCGTCAGAACCAACTCGCTGAGATACGCTTCCTCAAGACTTCATACAACGACATGAAGCAGGAGATGAAAAAGGAGCGCAGAAGAAAAATATTTTGGAAATGTACAACGATTGCTACATTCGGAGCGTCGTTGTATTTGTTGTTGTTATAGTTGTTATAGTTATTGTTTATTGGTAAAAGGGGGGCCTATCGTGGCTTCCCTTTTTTACCTTAACTAATTAGCGTAAATTTGTCACCTAAATAAAATCAAAATGTCAAACGTACAAAAAGCACTAGAAATCCTAGACCTTCCGGAAGAGTTCGCTCAATACGATGGTCAAATTAAAACCCGTGTCCAACGCCAAGCGTGGATTTACGAGGTAACAGACATCTCATCGTCTCCTACCCGTGTGTACTACACACTAGGTTTTGACAACGAGAAGACAGACCTGTTCGGAATGTATACCCTTAACTACTTGGCCATGTCGCTGAATCAGTCTGGGTTTATTTACGAAGGTATCGATGAAGACGGAGTGGCTACCCTTACCAAGCCAGCCCAGTTCGTAAAGCACGAAGCGCCAAGTGGTCTTGCCGGTCAAACTGTCTACTACGTGTGGACTCAAATCAAGGCAAGCCAAGAAGGAATCAACCTCATGTATGAGCCATATGAAACCGTGTGGAAAGGCGTGGCAGACGACATGAAGGATCCAATGATGCGTGTTGGATACAAGGCTCGTCTCGTAAAGAAGGGCGCTGATGGCAAGCCAATGGTGGCGTGGACGTCTAAGTACGCAATCAACCCAAAGCGTCGCCTGCGTCGTTCTGAGTTCCTTCAGATGGCCGGTATGACCATGGAGGAGTTCATGTACAAGACTCGTTGGACTTGGAACCGAGTTGAGACTAATCCAGAGACTCACATCAACAACATTGCTATGGACATCGAGCAGCTTGATGGTGGTCAAATCAAGAGTGTTTTCTACATCAATGGAGAGGACGCACAGACCTTCAACTACAAGGCTCTCATCAACTCGTTTGATAAGACCTACAGCGGGTATATGTGGCAGTATCGTTTGATGAATGGCCCAAGCCAGACGATCGACAATCCTTACGGAAGCACGTTGAACATCGGTGTTAATCCTTTGGCGGACTCAACAATCAAAGTGGTGTCTGGAACTACCAACGCGTGGGACAACAACACAAGGACTTTGACTTACAATCCGGACTTGGTTCACGAGGCACAAGTTATTGCCTATGCTGAGTTCCTTCCTGCCCAAGGCAAGAATGAGAACGCTGGGCGTATGTATAGCCTTGAAAAGAATACAGAAGTTATGTGGTAGTGTGGTATGTGTTTTTGATTAAACAACTAGGGGCCTTGGCCCCTTTTTGTTTATCTAAACTTTTCCGACCTCTTCCACCTCGTTATATGGGTGTTCTTAGACAGCGGGCGGATCTTCACGTAGACGCCATCCCGTGACCGTGAGTCGCGCATCCCCTGCTCGTTGGTGTTACCCTCTATTACACGTATTGAATGCTCCCCTACGCGGTCTACGATGCCGGTGTGGCCGATCCCTTTGTACCTTGACTTCTTGAAGTTTGAGTATGTGTATGTGGCAACAAGGACATCGCCATCACGAAAGCTCTGATAAAATCTTCCATCGGTATAGATTACGTCTTTTCGGTTATAGGCCGAAGGACTCCAGCCTGTAATGGTGTTGGGTATCCCGCACTCGTCTAGGATTGCACGGACAAAGAATGCGCACCAAGCATAGCCTGGCTTCCACCCTACGGCGGCCATCATCTTCTGGAGTTCCTTGTCCCCGAAGGCTTGGTTGTTTCCCCCCTTCTCCCTTACTCCGACAAAGGAAGCAGCGGTGGCGCGGACGCAGTAGCCGTCATTATCAGCCACAGAATAAACAGGAAGGACAAGAAGAGTCCAAAGTAAACACAGACGTATAAAACGATTCTTTGCCATGCGCTTGATGAGTATTCTAGTTCCTTCTTAGCGTCCTTGCTGTAGAAGTAGTTCTGCAAACCACGGAAGTTGAAGAACCCGCCAAGGAACACCACAAAGTTAGCAAAAACCATGATAAGTGCAGCAAGAATTACCTGCTGAATGTACTCGATTGAGATGAGTCCGTCGCCAAAATACTCGGCGCTGTAGGATCCTGCGAGAAGGAATAGAAAAAATGCGAGGGGGATCGTCCATACCCCGTCGAAGAGTTGAAGTTTGCGAAGAATCTTTTTCATGTTACAAATATAGTTATCCGATTGATACACCACTAAATGTTGGAGGTTGCGTTGTCATAACAAACCAGTTCTGACTATTAACCGGAGCATTGCCCTTATACGTCCATATCGTTGCTCCTCCGCTGCCGTTAATATCGGTCACGTTCAAGTAGTCTATGTATTGGTTCGTTATCCCATTGTTTACCAAGGTTAACGATCTTTGTACCGTAGGAGTTGACGATATCAAGTTAATAAATCCAGACGGCGTGCCTAGGGCGGTAAGACCCCTGCTTAAAATCATCGCGTCAGCAAGTTGAATGGTTGTGTTGATAGTAATAAATCTAAGGTTAACCCCTATCGTATGACCCGCTGAAAGTATTGTGGAGTTTGCTGATATATCTAGGTTACCCGTTCCTGTAGTAGTCATCCCGCTTGACATTATCACGTTACCGGCCACTACAAGGTTGGCGTTTATTGTCAATGTATTGGCATAGCCGGTGCAGGTTAAGCTGAGTAGGGCGTTTGTGTTGGCAGCCACAGTGCAGGCAGGAGACGCGGCATTGAATATAACGTCATCACCCGCAGCGGGTACTCCCGCCGGAGTCCAACTTGCTGCGGTCGCCCATGTGCCTGTTCCTGTCCAAGTCTTAGTTGCCATTCGTTATGATGTAAATGATGAGAATCTTGTTCGAGGATAGAACCAGTTGTTCCAGTTAGTAGTTGAAAATATAGTTCCCGACCTACTCCAAATGGTTTGCCCAGCAGAACTGTCAATGTTTGTTGCCCCCATGTAGTAAACGTCTTGGCTTGCGCCAGGTTGTACAATAAATTGAACAGGAACAGCCCCCGTTTGACGAGACATTAGTGACGTATTAACGCCAAAAATCGGCCCCCCGGCCCTAAATATAAAGCTGTTTGTTACTATATATTGTATGGTTGAACTGCCCATAAGAGCGTATGTCGGGGTAAAGCTAGCTGTACTCGCTGGTTTTGAGTATGTGAAATTCACACAAGTCCATCCGGTTGTACCCATGTGTCTATGGGCAAAGCTAACTTGAAAACCGTCAAAACTCAGATCTATAATTGTGTACGGAACGGTATCGTTAAATGAAAGAAGAGACCCATTACTTCCCACTATACCCTGTGTCCTGTGCCTTAAGGACTCTATTACTATACCAGCGCTTGCAAAGCCATTTAAACTAGCGCCTTGACTGCCGGATCCGGCCATCAATATAGTGTTTCCACCTTGCACAAATGTCCCGTTGGTGTAGGTCAATTGCCCGCGAACCGCTACGGGTGTAGTTAAAGTTATGGTCCCTGTCGTGTTTATTACCACGTTTCCAGTTATGCCGGAGTTCAGCTTGGTAAGCGTACCGTTATTCTCTGCCCAAGTACCTGTCCCTTGAAATATAAGTGTTCCATCTCCTTCAATAAAATTATTTAACACTAACGATCCATTTAATCGAAAAGTGCCGTCAATAAAGGTGCGTAAGTTTATGCCTGCATTTGAAAATGAATTAAGTGTGCCAACAACACAAACGGTGCTACTAAACGTAGTTAATGAAGTTGTTGCGTGACCACGTATGTCTAAGTTTTGGAAATTAACTCCAGTAGAAGATGTAGACGTTGCGGCTGGGGATGTAGACCCATTTAAGTTTACTGTCTGAGTGTTCGATCCTTGCACAAGAGTAAAAGTACCAGGGGCCGCTACCGTTCCGGAAACGTAAGTCAATGCAGGGTTTGCTACACCGCCAGAGGTAACCAGGCCCCATACCGCATTGGTTCCAAGGGTGTATGTGTTAGCTCCTGCGTCTATTGTTACATTCAAAGAAAGAGTAACGGCAACACCTGCGGAAGACCATGTGCCTGGACCCACAAGCCTTATTGTGCAGGTGCTTCCAAGATTGCCCCTAATCGTGCCAGAGCTATTATTTGTACGAAAATCACCAAACACTGAAATGGTAAAGTTTCCGGTTACTAATGCATTTGAACCACCATTGCTTAAACGCAAACTCGCAACAGACCAGTTGTCGTTTAGTTGATATATCGGAGTAGCACTACTCGTTGAGAAACCAATGTGTAATATGTTAGGCCACAGAAATCCATTGCTAGTCAACGTGGTAGTACCTAGAGTGCCTAGCACATTTAACTGACCAGTTCCTATAACACTCATTGACGAGCTTAGGGTTATTGACGATCCAGCAAGCGATACGTTGCCTACGCTTATGGGAAACGCCATGTTTAACTGACCTGTGTATCCGGTGCAGTTAAGGTTTCTACACACCCTAGCCGTTGTGTTTACAGTGCAGTTAGGGGATGAGGCGTCGAATACGGCGTCTGTCGTATTTGTAGGAACGCCAGACCCTGTTCCGTCAGCTAACCAATTACCTGCGGTTCCCCAGTTAAAGTCTCCAGTTGTGTTCCTCCAAATCGGCATACTACAGTTCGGTTATTAGTTCGTCGATCTTCTGCTTGGCAAGCAGCTTCTCCCTTTCGGTTATGATCCGATTCTCAATGTTCAAATCCACTTCCTCGACCGTTTCTGGACGAAAGTGGTACACGGACGTGATAACCTCTTGGGTTATGTCTCCAGTGTATTGAATAGTGATGTCCGTCACAAGGAGGTCTTCCTCCCTGCGCTTGTCCGTAATCGTGTACGTGTGATTAATAGCCATTTGTATTATATTTTAGTTACAAGCAATTGAAGGTTGGCCCATGAAAATACTGCCGCTCCGGATTCTACGTTAAAGCCAAGGATATCGTTAGCGGCAAGGGTTACCGAAGTCCATCCAGAAGGTGCGGCACTTGTTATCTGAGACGAGCCACTTGTCAAGAACGGCTTGGTTCCGCCCCCAACTAACGATCCGCCCACAGTAGGAATAGCATTACTTGCCCTCCAAATGTCAAATGTTATTGTGGCTCCCGCACCAGAGTTGCCTGTTAGGATTGACCACGTGTTGATCGTACAGGCATATGGGACTCTGACGTAGCCCTTCACCCCGGCAGTAATAACGCCTCCGGATCCATCGACGGTCACACCAAGGGAGAACGTACCAGAAAGGCTAGGAACGCTTGCGGTCTTCCATTGCTTAGGAGTAACCGTGTTGTCATACCACAGCGTGTCTTTGTTAGCCGGAGTCTGCGCCTGTACGTTGTGAAGCTCATCCAACTCGAATCCGTTCTGAATGCGGACGTACATACGACCTCCCGTCCCGTTGCTTGCCTTCACGCAAATACCAAGGTACACAAGGTGGTTGGGTGCGTACTGCTTAACTCTTGTTACGGCCCCCGCAGTTGTAGAGCTGAGGTAAACAGGCTCTCCATCGCTCCAGTTCTCACCACCTCCAGAGGTAGGGAACAAGCCAACGTCAACCAGTTCGCCCTGGATGATGATGATACCCTTTTGGTTCGCCCCGATGGACGAAGAGTACACGATACCCACTGTTTGAGCAGATGTAGAGTCCCCTGTAGCAAGGGCCTTCTTCACGGTCAGTCGGTCACCTGTTCCGCCAAAGGCAAAAACAGCCATACCCTTTGTAATTGCAGTTGTTTCTGCGTTGGTCACGTAGGCAAACAAGCTATTGGGAGAGGTTCCGATGCACTGGAATCCTGGGAGAGATGAGTTGTATACACACAGCATCTGTGCGCCAGCCCAAATGTCCCCGCCGATCAACAGCCCGTCACTACTGCTGTACATATTAGCGGCTCCTATGCCGTTGACGTTCAAAGTTGAGCCGCCTGTGTTTCCGTTTGTAAACCGAACAAGGTATGCGTCACCGTCTGTATAAGTAGAAGCCGTACCTGCGCTTACGGCATAAGTGTCCGTTCCGGTTGCAACACCAAATGGAATGCCGCCGCCTCCAGGAGCGTCTTGCCATTCTGCTTCCCCGGTAGTAGCATTTTGTAAGGTCAACACTTGCCCCACAGTCGCTGCTGCGGCTGCTACGTCTGGAGTTTTTACATACAATCCGGTAGCGTTCGCGCCAAACTGAATCGTCTGTGTGGGGGTGAGATAACCAAGCCTTGACTGTGTGTCTGTGAATTCAGCAAATGAAGCAGAGCCACTACCGTTTACTCCACAACCGATATTCGCAATAGTAGGCTGTAGTGCGAAACTAGATGTCGTTGTTCCGTCGTTTACTGCAAACGAAGTTTTAAAACTAGCCGTTCCTCCTATGATATACATACCATCAAAAGCCAACGAATACGTATTACCGTCTCCGTCTATGGTAGTGTCCGTAAGCAAGAGACCTCCGAGTTGGAAGTTGTTTGCTGGGTTTTCGGTAAGGCCGTTGTCTACCGTGTAGGTCGGACCACTGCCGCCCGGATCAAACTCAACCACATTACCACTTGCGTCTACACCCAAAGCCCACACGGGGGATGCGTCGGGGAAAACAGCAGGAGTTTGGCCGTATTGGTTAAATATAACCTGCCCCAGCGTGCCGTCAAGTTCTAGTGAGTTAATAGAAGAGCTAACTCCATCTGGTCTTACAGCAAATCTAAGATTAGACTCTCCTGTCGCATTAGTGTAATAGCTTTCAATTGTGTTCGCCAGCAGGTTTATCTTGACACCATCGCCAGAGGCTGTGTTGCTAGGATTTAAAATCTCTAACGCAAGAGCGATTCCCGGTACGGGAGCGTTTGTTGTTAATTTAGAGCTGCCAATTTGTTTGATGTCAAATCCAGTCCCAGAACTTGCCACCTCAAGACCAACTCCACTGTTGCTTATTGCTGCATAAAATGCTGTGGACTTGCTTGAATTAGTGTAGTCCACGTTTACACCTCTTGATACATTTGTTCCTGTAAAACCAACAACATTTATAATGTTTTGGTTGTCGGGAATACCTTCAAAAGTAAGTGAACTATACTTAGTGTATATATATCTATCAACCGAAAAAGGTATTGCAGTTTGCAATCCAGATGGCGCACCAAGTTGGAACGTGTCGTTCGTTAAAGAAGTGTCCTTGTATATACCTTGGTTTGAGTCGTAGGTTGCGCCAGGAGGGGCAGCATCCTCAAACTCTACGCGACCAGCCTCGGAGCCAGTCATACTTTTTAGAGTAAGGACTTGACCTACAGTTGCTGTTCCATTTGCTACCTTGGGAGTTTTAACACCCAACATATTTGCCGTGTATGGCAAAATTCCAGGAACAACACCAGCGTAAATTCCAGTCTCGCCAAAAACCGTGGCGGCTCTTAAAAATGCGTTTACGTCAGAAATCCCAGAATCTCCACCCACAGAAATTTCCGCTAGTTCTCCTGTTAAATTATTCTCATACCTTGATGAAGCATAGACTTTTGTAAAAATGAATTGCGATTTGTCGTCGCCATTTTCCGAGATTAAATAACCTTTGTTATTTACATCAAGACTAAATCCATTTAGGTTATCAATGTGTAGGTAATTGGTGAACGGGACTGTGCCTCCAGTAATCGTGGTGTCTTGAACAAGCGGGCCGCCCAGTTGGAAGTTGTATGGATCACCCGGATCTGGACTCAAACCGTTGTCAACCGTGTAAACAGGAACGCTTCCGTCCGCAGTTAAAACACCTGCCGCACTCAAGTCAAGACCTGCCCCTACTGTGATTTCTTGGAACACCCCTAAGCCAGAGCTATATCGTCCAACAAGGAACCCGCTGTTCATCTCTGAAGACACGGTTCCTGTAACGGTTATAGGGTCTGGAGAAGTAGTTAACAAGCCAGTAGCCGAAACCTCTTGAACAGTCCCACCGGTCGTAGCAAGTTTCCTAAACACCTCCCCGGTGCTGTTTACCGCGAGTACGTAGCTAAGCGTGTTGTCTACAAAAGCGCCCGGCACATAAGTGTTCAACTTTAATTGCCCAGGCCCCGACATCTCTAGTTTGTTTTGGCGAGACCCGTTATCAAAAAGCTGAAGCGTGAACTTGGTTTGCTCATCGTTAGCAGTAAAGTTTGTAACCTCTGTGGTCAAGCGACCGCCGATGAAATATATCGGGTTTGGGGAAACGTCATCGTTCTTGAACTGGTAGTCAATAGACATCTTAGCAAGCGCCGGGTCTCCGTCGTATTTCAAACGTAGCAACGCGATGCGGTCTGCTAAGATAGGGTCCGGATTGGGAAGGTTACCCTCCATTCTCAACTCAAGCAATGGCTCGAACAGGTCGGCTTCTCCTATAATCTCAACGGAAGGGTTTGGGCGAAAGCCGGACCCAAAGTCCTGGAATGTTGCAACTCCACCGCTACCGAGGTTAGCCACACCAAATGGGAACTGACTATCCTGCCCATTGTTAGGCGCGGTCTTGTTAGCCCTTATAGCGAATTGCCACTCGTTATTAGATGCCGGGCCTAGTATTTCATTCGTGTCAATGATGGTGTCCTCAATAAGCTGTCCGCCTAAATGAAACACAAAAGGATCGAGAGGACTTTCCTTTGGATGCAAACCGTTCTGGACGGTGTACACGGGAAAGTCAGCAAGCTCCCCTAAGCCGTTAATGTATTGGTCTTCTGTCCCGTCAACGGTCACGGTAAACGTGCCGTCAGTTGTTAGCGGGTTTGGATCACTAACGGTAAAGGCGGGAGGCATTATAAGCTCGATCGAACTTATGGTGCCGGTACCAGCTTCGGCATACTCGACATAACCAGCGCCAGTTAGTGTCAAAACCATTCCGGTAGTAGCGGATGCATACCCAGGGGTTGTCACCTGTATAAATCCAGTACCCGAAAGGTTAACCCCGCTTGGCTGTATGTCTACAAACCCAACATTTCCTGCCCCATCATCAGCCGTGTATGTCTGGTAGTTTGTTGAGTTTAAAATATATCGATTTACATTTTCCCACTCAAAGTCAAATCCGCCGCCATCAATCAAATTGTCTTGAGTCAACAGAGAGCTGATGTTCAACGTGTCCTGCCAGTCCTGTACGAGAGAACCGCCAACACTTGTAACGTCCACGCAAAGGGTTGTTCCCTCTGGAAATTCGCCGGGTCCATTCAACAGCGTGGCATCAAACTGGGCATATACCCCAGGGCCTCCGTCTGAATAGTTGGAAAGTTGGTATACACCATATACGGTCGGGTCAGTCTTGCTGAACACAAAGATCCACGAACCGTCTTGAATGATTGGCCAGAAACCTGTAAAGTCTTGGTTATTTGCCGTGAAGTAGTTCACCCGGATATTACCACCAGTGTCGTACAGGAACGTGCCTGTATCAACGCCGTTTCCTGCGGTGTACTGGATGGAACACTCTGGCTCGGTGTTGCCACACTCGCAGCATCCCTTGAAGATAGACGTGGCGAGGAGGCGATATATTTCAACCGTCTTAGCCTGTACTACGTCTTGCGTGTCCTGGTAGGTTAGTTTTACAAATGTTACCCCACCAACCTGCTCTATGTCATATACACGAAACGTGAAAGACTCCCCGGCCACCTGTGAAATTGTAATCGTGTCATACCGGTACGATATGTAGGCCGGGTTCTGAGGCAAAATTTGACTCATGGCCCTTACGTAGTTCGTTCCGTTTAAGAACGATACAACGTCGTTTCCCTCTACTTGTATGTGGGTAATTACAGGCGTGTTACTGGGGGTAATCGCCGAGTTAGTTTTTTGCGGTGGGATTGTGGCCATTATTTACATTCTTCTTCTGTCGCGAAGGTACAAAATTCGTCGAGACTTTTGTACATTTTCGCATACTTAGAAGAAGGGAACTTGTCGCGCCATTCCATCTTGACACGCGCCCACTCTGGGCCGGTCCGCACAGGCTGCGCCCGCTTTTCTTCCTTGGCGCCCGAAAAGATTAAATCGATGACCGACTTCTTGCTAGGACGCCCGCCGTTCTTGCGCTTGCCTTCTATCATCGTCTTTACCTCCGTCAGCTTCTCGTGGTTGGCATCTTCGAGCAGCTCCACTAGTTGACGCAGGGAAACACAGCCATCGAGCTTGCCACGGGTTATCGTAACCTTTTCACGAACCGGCGGATCGCTGTCCAAAAACCTAATATCAAACCCAAGTTCGCGCATAGCGAAGGTAAGGGAGAGAATGTCTGCCTTGATTTGGGCGGTTCCCCGGTTGGGAACTGAGGGGTAAATTGCGGAATGGGTGTTTGTGCGCTTCTCATCGTCTACATAAATCTCGGTATTACTAAAGGCGTAGTCACCATTCCCCCTGTAAACTACTACTCTTGCGGTAGGGAGTTTGTCTTTTAGCTGCTTAATTAGTTCTCTATACTCTCCTAATTCGTGCGGGGTTGGATCCGCTATCATTAATTCTATCATGTCGTTTTGTTAGGGTGCAAATATACAAAAAAGAACTCCCCAAGCCGATGCCCGGGGAGACCACACTAAACACTATATCTATTACACCAAAAACCAGGTGACGAAGGTATGTGCAGATTCTGCATATTGCAAAATTATTTTGCATTAAATAATAAATGTCATATATTTGTACCGCAAGTTCGCGCACGAATAGTGCAGTCGGGAGACGAGAACTTTGAGGGCGGGCTGATCACCGCCCTCTTTGTTTTATAGAAGGTACAATCGGGAAAATGTCGTAAGAATTAGACTTTCTTTTTCTTGGCCTTCTTATAGTGGCCATAGAGGACAACAAGCGAAACAGTGCAAGCAAGCATTAGCGATGATATTCGGAACATCCATTCAGCCTGTTCCTGCCATGAAACCACGGCTGCGAAAGTAGTTAACAATATCGAACCCAACCCGTCTACGTATCCCTGCTCTGTCATCTCTGTATGATTGATATCATGCTGCATTGCGTTCACAAATATAGGTTATTGCTTTACTTCTTTTTGTAGTTCCTTCATCTTTTTTTCGTATTCCTTGACTGAATCTTCGATTGTAGGTGGGATGCGCTTTCCAAGCCCTTTGAAGTACTCGTAGGCCGCCGCGTCCTTAGCCAACCGGGTCAGATCGCTTATGTTCTCAGATATCCTTTCCTTCTTTTTGTTCTCAAGCGCGATACGTTCCGACTCCTTGTCGAGATCCGCTTCCGGTACACCCTTCTTGACAGCCTGTGTCCGCGCCTCCTCTAGCTGGTTGTCGGTCAACTTCTTGAACTTAGTCGTCTGCATGTCCTTATCTTCTGCCGGCTTAGTGGCCGAATACATGTCGAGGATAGCCGTGGCCTTCTTGCGATAGTTTACGTTCAACTGTATGAGCTCCTCGTCTGACAGCGGAACTGCAAACGTGTCCTTCTTGATGTCCGGCAATCCCTTAGGCTTGTACTCCTTCATCATGCCCGCAGTCTCTGGGCTGTCGAACTTAGGAGCGGCCTTCTCGTTCTTGTACACGTTGACACCGGCACCGAGGAACGCATACGCGCCAAGGAATGCCCCTTTTAGATTAGGCTCCTCTTTGAATATCTCGGACAGTGTACCGCCGATCATAGGAACAACACGCTCCTTTATCTCGTCCTTCCATATGAAGTCGTTACCATACGCGTCTACACGCTTGCCGTCCTCCTCGTGCGTGGTGAGGTATCCCACCATCAGACTAGCGGTCGGGTGCAGCTTGTTCTTAGCAAACTCAGCGATCAAGCCTCCGCGTGTAGGCGTGTTGTAGTCTCCAAGTTTCTTTTCCTCGCCACCACGTGCGATAGCCTCGTTATAAAGTCGGGCCTGTAACACGATGTGTTGTATAAAGCCACCCCACGGGTCCACGTACACGTTGCCTATGCGGATCTTACCAAACCTGGAGCTGAGTGGGTTTAGGTCAACCTCGACGTCATCCTCGTCGTCCTCGTTGGCCTTCATTGCTATCAGACTTACAATGCCGGTCGTGGTCGCGAACCAAACCAACCAGTCGCGAACCGCCATCTTCTGTGCTACTGAGGGCTTAAAGGTGCCCTGGTCTTTCAACGTCAAAAGAAATATAGGGAAGCCGACGGTAGAGGTCTTTATCTGAGACGCCCAGTTCTTTGGCGAGTAAAATATCTTTGAAAGTAGGCCGGCATTCTTTTCCAGCGGACCAAGTGACGAACGGCCTGTAAAGGTGTTCACCATGTTGGCAACGGCCTTAAAAGCCTCCGGGTCGGTCTCGAACGTTTTGCTATTCTTTTGGTTACGCAGCATGTTGCTTCCGTCAAGGTAACGCAGTACGCGCATGGTGTTTAGGTAGCCAATACCGGCACGCTCAAACGCCTTAAATGGGTTTGCTAACGCGGCACGTGAGTACGCCTTGTCGCCAAACATCTTGAACGGCAACACGAGGTAGTCCCACATCATGTTACCTACGCCACCCAAGAACCCCTCTTCCTTCTCAGAAAGCGATGCGTCATATTCAGACAACGACAGGCCCGCCTTCATCATCTCTTCGTAATAATCTTGGGCCTTGATGTATTCCCCCCACTTACGTGCCTTACTCTCGCTTGTAAAGTGCTGAAAGGTCTTGTAAAACGACCTTGCGGCATACAAGGGGTGAGACACGGTCAACTTCAATCCCTGCACGAGCACCATAGACAAGTCAAAGGTTGCCTGTAACAGACGGGAAATTTCCCAAAAGCCTCCCAGTCCGTCCCAAAACTTGGTAGGACTGTTCTGCTTCTTAATCCTGTCGAGCTCTTTGTCGAACTGGTTCTGCAAGGTCTGGCGTTCTGCACGTAGCTGTGCCAACTCCTCGTCTTCCTTAACCTTCTTGCGCTCCTGCTTGCTGAAGTCACCCTCGTCAAGCCTGCGCTCTAGTTCTGCGATACGCTTCTTGGCATTCTCCTTGGCGTTAATCAGACGCTGTGCGTCGCCAATACCCTCAGCCTCGTATGCGTCCTGGATGTCCAGCTTTAGCTGCTCCTCTTTATCGGTCAGCCTAAACTTCTCTTGTGGAGTCTTGGCCTTAATCTTTCCGGCCTGGATGTCCTCAAGCCTGGACACCATGCGGGCAATGTTACGGAGCCTTCCGATCTCTTGCTGTATGTCCGTGCGGGTCATTGACCGCTCCCGGCCGTAGCCGCTAATGGCGTCACGTATCTGGCGGTCTGTAGCGTTTGGATACTTCTTAGCAACCTCCTGCTTAACCCTGCGTACAAGGTCGTCCATGCTAAACACGCCGCTCTCAACAATCTCCTTGATGAGGCTTGACGGTATGGAAATCTTTCCGGGGGTTGTGCTCTGGAACTGTGCCTTTATCTGGTCCTCTACAGCCTTCTTGTCTGCGCTACTCAGCGCCTGGAACCATGGCTCGTTGCGTACAGCGTCGAGTGCGGCGTTCAGTGCGGCGTTGGATGCCGAACCGGACAGGCTTGCCTTGTTGACAAGCGAAGGCTTGGTCTTTAGGTTCCTTACCGCGTTAGCTGCGGCCTCTACTATCTTCTCCCAAGACGCCTTGGGCACGTTTATGGGCTTTCCGCTTGCGTCCTTGAACGACACGGCCTTCCCCTTGTATTTCAAAACTTCTGCGGCAGCGTCGTTGGTGTTGTCCTTGAAGTCAATGTTTGCTATCTTGTCCTCAGCCACAGCACGTTCAACCTCGGCCAGGTTCCTTGCATCCTCAGCCTCTTTGGTGCGCTTCTCCATCTCGGTGATCCGCTCGTTTAGCGCCTTGATCTCCTCGTCGAGCTTGCGGTACTTCTCCTCTACCTCCTTCGGGATGTAGCCAAAGTTCGCCTTCTTGTACTCGTTTATCTGGTTGTCCACGCTGTAGTTGAACAGCGAGTTGCGGTAGATGTCTCTGAGCGCGTTGATGAACTGACCATAGTTAGTGGCCACCCCAGAGAACTCGTTCATCATCTTTACCTGCAAGTCGTACAGCTCGTTCTGGGCCTCAACAAACTCTTCCGGGCCCATGCCGCTGTCCTCCTGCGAGGTCATGCGGGCCTTCTCAAGCCTGTCGATAAGGTTTGCGTACACGTATGCGGCAACCCCATCGTTCATGGCCCGGTCTGAAACCGCCTGGTAGGCGGCCTCAAAGCCAACCTTCTCCACAAAGTTCTCTGCCCTAGCCCGGGCATCTGTCAACTTCTGGATGTCCCTGTCAAGACCGGTCTCTCGCATAGCTGTCGCCAACCTCTCGCTGTCTGTGCCCATGAACCCACGGGCAAGCAACGTCTTGAGTGCCTTTCCCTTGCCGACCATTGTCTTGAGGTCCACACGCCTTACCGGCTGTGGCTCGGCCGCAATGAACGGGTTGTCCCCCTTCATGCGCCCCTCGTCTAGTAGGCCTTGGTTTATAAAGTCCATCAGCCTGTTCTCGTCCTTGAGCATGCTCATGAACTCGTCATAGGTATACTCAGTGGCGGTGCCGCCGGGCTTGTCCTTAAAGAATATCTTACAGGGATTTTTTGCCATTCAATTAGAATAACTTTTTCTCTAGCAAAAGTAACTTGAACTTGTCCTTGCCGTCCACGCCCTCGAGCATGTTGAGCTTGTCGCTATACTCGGCGACTGACTGCTTCTGTAGCATGCGGAACTCCTGTAGGAAGTCAAACACGCACAGGTCCTTCTTGAACATCTCCTTTGAGGTTCCTTCATAGTCTTCGTACAGTGCGTACTCGATCGTGTAGGCGTTCTCAATGACCTCCATGAGGCCGGAGAACATAATCTGCGGACGCTCCACGGTGGGAAGCTCCGGGTCCACGTTCCAGTCCACTAGGTACTGCTCGATCTTCTTTGCGTGACCCAGCTCGTCCTCGGACTCCTTTGCGAAGAACTCTGCGGCCTTGAAGTAACCCACGCCCTGGCACCAGTTGCTGGCTGCGCGGTAAAAATAGAATGCGTTGTACTCGTCCTTGAGGCGAGGCAACAGTAGGTCTACTACGTCTTTGTCTAACTTGTTTGGTGTCATGGACAGTTACCGGATTTCGTTAATAGTTTGGCATCCTCGAGCATCTGAGTGATAGCCTTAAAGTTGTTGTAAATGTACGATAGTTTGGGGTCTTGGTCCAAAATAGCGTTTATTTTTTGGCGCTCAGCCCATCCACCACCCTCGCGCATCTGGGCGTATAGGTCGGCCACTTCCTTGGCGTTGTTGTCCGCCAGCTGGGGCTTGGTTTTGATTTCTGGTTTTGCCTTTATCTCCGCTAACCTATTATTGAAATCGTCCTCGTTCTGCTTCATGGCCAGGTACAAGCCGTCGTGTGTGGTGCGCTCGTTCTTCACGGCGTCCCAAATCATGTGGTGGCCGATGTACTCGGAAATGATTGGTTCCACATTAAACGCGTCGCCTACAACCTTCATCCGGCGTAGGATTTCCTTTTGCAGAGGTGTTAGGTTCTTGTTTGACTTGAGCAACTCTTTTTCCAACGCGGCCTCTTTCTCAGTACGCTCACCTTGGAAAACCACGCCGCGCATCCATCCTTGTATCTCACGGGCATCAATGACGCCACGGGTTCCAATGCCAAGGAAGTTTGAAACAAAGCCCACCTTGGCTTGTGATATACCCTTGAGGTTAGCGATTGCGTTGAACAGTTCTTGCTCGTTTTTCACGCCACCCTTGAGCATGTCCGCAAACTCGTTGATGTTTGTTAAGTTGATCTGTTTGTTACTAGGGGCGCCAAACAGATTGTCAAACTTTGACTCTCCTTCGCCAAACATACCGAACGGCTTCATTGCCTGTGAAATAAACGCCCTGTCTTTTGCGTCTATCTTACCATTGCTTATGTTGTTGAGCATGCGCTCGCCTTGTGGGGTGGTAAGCAAATAGGCCATAGCACCCTCTGTGCGAATCTTACCACGCTCCTTTTCCACAAACACTTCGTCTACCTTCTGTCCAATCGCGTTTTCAAACTTGGCTATTCCAAGGTCTCCGGAACGAATTGAAGACACGGCCATCATATACGCCTTGGCTAGGTCTTTTGGACCGACATTTCCAGAGCGCAGCTTCTCTCCCATGTCCAGGATGTGGTTCATCACGTCTCCCAGGTACGTCGGATCATTAGCTCCGACAATCTCAATCATGGAGTCTGTAGTGATGAAGCCGGTTTCGTCGTATACTATCTGGGCCTTTGACTTGAGCGTTGGTGTCTCTCCTTTTAATGCGGCTCCCAAAACCAATTGGTCACTTCTGAGGACATCTTCTGTTGAAGACAGGAGTTTATTCATGCGCTCCTCTTCACTAAGGCCCATACGCTTTTGTACGTTCCTAGCCTCTACCTCTCCAGCCGCCTTTACATATAACTCCCTCTGTACGTCTCTATCCTTTAGTGCCAGGTTCACAAAGGCCCTTTGTTCTTCTGGTCCCTTGATTTCGACGTTCATCCTGGCCATTGCACCCATGATGCTTTCTGATACCTGTTCGTTGAGCTTTTTGCTTTTATTCTCAAGTGCAGATTGTTTCTCTTGCAACTTGGAAACGTCTGCGCCTGGCTCCTTCATTTCCTTTTTGACCGCGTCTATCTGTTTGTTTATTTTTTGAATCTCAGACAGAACCTGGTTAACAACAATGGAAGTGTTTGAGCCTGTCGCAAATCCCTCCACGTACTGTATGTGGTGCTGAACCTCATGCAGCAGGGTAGATAACATATCCATCGGCTCATCAAAATTGTTGATAGCCAATTCTATTTGACCTTCCTTTTGATTGTAGGAACCCTTATAGTCATCAGCCTCAACAAAAGATACCCGTAAGTCCCTTGCGGTTGGATAAGCGTCGTACAGTTCTTTGGAGTCGTATATCTCGTCAAGATATGCCTTTGGAACCCCGCCGTCCTTGTACATGTTGTCAAGGTCAATCGGCTTGAGCTGACCGTCTGGGATCTCCAATCTCCACATACCGTCTGCACCCCTCTCCCATCCAGTGGCCAACCTAATCTTTTGAGCGTTTTCAGTCGCCTTTGATGGGCCGACGTATGTCATTGTGCGCTCCTCCTTCTCAAACTTGGCCTCCATGTCCCTTGCCACCTGTAGGTTGTCGAGCACCTTTTCAGCGTTCTCCATCCTTGCGGCTCCTGTCTCGCCGAAGATTTGTGCTTTTGACTTAATCTTACCACTAGCGTAAGCGAGCTTGGCGGTCCTGTTGTACTGGGCCTCTACATACGTTTGCGTCTTTGCCGCATGTTTTTCAGCGTACTCTTTGTAAGAGAACATGTCGCCGTTTGACTTCTTGAGTTCGGGCAAAACGTCTTGCATGCTGTATGCGCCGTCTAGGAAGAACACCTCAATCTCTGCCGGGGTTCCGTCTTCGTTTACCGCGTATATTTCGTATGGATAAGACCTGTGATAGAACTCGTCAGTTGTAGGAGTCTTTTTGTGTTTAAGTGTGCCCTTTGTACGCATCACCATAACGACGTCACCTATCTTTTCAGCCCTGCCAGAAACAGGTTCAGTAAACCTCTTAGCCGTGTCGGTTATTGACCCGGCCATTGGGAAACGGGGCTCTTTAACCTTAGGGTCTCCTAACAACGTCTGGACTATCGTCAATCGGTCTTCAAAAGAAAAGACGGGGACTTTGTTCCCCTCCTCCGTGAGCATTAGGTTTCCATTCCTGTCGGCCAGATACTTCTTCTCCTTTTCCTTCTTCTCTCCCTTTGCAGGCTTTACTGCGTTTGGGTCATCCATGCCCTCTTGGAACAGTATAAACTCAAGCTCTTCAAACATGTCGACGATGTTCTTGGCCTTAAAAAACGACTTGAACGCGCCACGCTTTTCGGCAATCTTTTTTCTGTCTAGGGCCTTGTTCATGATCTCCACCACGTCAGCCTTTGTCACCTTAGACTTCTTGTTTTTAACGTCCTCCTTCATGAGCTCGATGGTGGTAAACATCATGTCCGCGTTGCTCATGTGCTGCTTTTCAGAGCCAATCATTGGGGACGAGTAGATGTAACCGTCCGCGTCCCTGTTCTTGTTTGCGTTTTGGGCTATGCCCTTAGCCTTTGAATTCGTACGAGACGCCCACCACTTGCCTGTAATTTCGGGGAACTTTACTCCACCAAAGAACTTAAATAACGGATTCCCCTCCTTGTCTGCTATGTAGCCGCCAACCATCCTGTCGGACTCTATGAGGTTGGTAACCTTGCCGTTAAACCTTGACAAAGGAACGTCATCTTCTACCTTGGTGTTTGGGTTTACCTCAAAGCCCATAATCTCCCCGGACGATATTGAAGCCTTAGACTTTACGCCTGTCGCCTTTATTTCGCCATGGAGACCCATGCTGTTTATGTCGTATTCCTGCCCGGCCTTGATGTTCTGCGCCATCGTGTTGAAGAACTCGAGCGTCTCCTTCTGGTTCTGCAAGTCCTCAAAAGGCTTGAGACGGCCAAAGGTTATGGTAGACACCATTTTGTTGATGAGCTCCGCAATGCGGCGAATCACGCCATAACTAAGCGGAGCCTCTTTGTCGGACAGTATACCGGCTAGTTCGGCGAGGTACTCCTCCGCCTGGCCTATGTTGTCGGCTATGTCTTTGTACTTGTCGGCAAAGGCTGACAGTCTCGCGTTGCCAGACTTTGATATTATCTTCTCGAGGTTGTTACGGAACTCAAGGAAGGCAGGAGAACTGTCGCCAAAGGTCTTGAGCATTATAGCGTGGCTCACCTCGTGTACAACAGTACGTGGAACGGCCCTGTTTAGGTTGATGTCGATACGACCAACCACCGTACCGTCAGCGGACGTGGTGTACGTAAAGTTACCTGCGCTATTCTGCTGGGCCCCTAGGCCGGCCATCGTGTTGTTGTAGTCCGCAGTGTTCTCGTGCAGGTGGATGTCCATCATCGGGAACACAGACTTGAGCGTCTTGGCTGCCGCACGGGCCATGGCAATGGTCGCCTTCTTAGTAGCGTTGCCTGCATGCTTGCGCTCCAGGTCGGCCATAGACGCCTTGTTGCTGACGCGCACTCCGTTAGGAACACCTTCCATCTCCAGGGTCTCTGCCGTCTCGATGTCGTCGGCAAGGCTTGGCTTGGACTTCATCTGCTCCTGCAACGCCACAGCGTTTTCTACTGCCGCCACCAGTTCTGGCTCCACGCCGTTTTCTACCGCGTTGTGGTATGCCTCGGCCACCTGCTGTGAGACGGGCTTGCCAAGGGTTGTCTTTACCTGCTTGGTGATAGACTCGTATACCGTCGGGAGGACCTTTGCCAGGTTCATGATGGCCACCGTGGTGTTGTCTACGCTCTTGAGCGCTGCCTTTACCGCGTCTGTAATCGGGGCCTTTGGGAACTCTTTCTTGGTTGTTGGCTTTTGGGTTTTTTGCGTTGTCTTAGGAGCGGCCACTCCGCTTTCAACAATTAAATTACCATTTTCAACTCTGCTAGTAATATTCCTTTCGGGATATTTATTTTTAAGTTGCTCTATATCAGCGTCTATTTTTTTTCTTTGCTCAGCAGTAGCTTTAGATATATTAGATACAACAGACTTACCAGCTTTAAGCATATCAGCTTCCATGATTGCTAAATTTTGGTTGCCGATATTGCTGAAGGCAGATATAATATCCTCACCTGTTGTAGTTGGCTTCTTAGCCTCAGCCTTCAGATAACCGTTGTCGGTCAACCACTTGGTCACATTGCCCACGTCCATGGCACCACCCGCCTGTTGGTACTTGGCCATCAAGTCGGCCATCGCCGGGGTGTAGTTCATGTGCGCAGCAAGCGACTCCTTAGAGCCAAACACCTTGCCGGCATCTTTGCCTGTCTGTAGTATGTAAACGCAGCCTTTTGCCATCGTGGATTACTTCTTTATGTCCTTGTAATAAATTCTGTCGTAAATATTGAACGGCTTCCCAAAGTTAACCGGGGCTATATCCCAAACGTCATGGTATGAAATGTATGGTTCCCCCGTATCGGGATCAACACCTTTGCCTACGTGATAGTTACCCATAACTCCCGCCCATGTGCCCGTATCCTCGTAAAGCATTGACTTTGTTTTTACATCATAACTAGACATTACGTCTGCATAGTCTTTAATCTCTTCCAATGTCGCGTAATCTTTTTCGTTTAGATTACCCTTTTCTAATCTCTTGGCTATTTCTGGCTCCTTCATCATGGTAAGGAAATCCTTTATTGTACTTATTTCTCCGGGAGATATTTTTTTACTCTTAGGGTCATCGCTAAGGTAGTCTCTCAACGAGTTCACTATAGCCGACGTAGGTTTAACGCCAACAGGCAAAACCCCTTCTTGTTTCACCGACTCTCTAAAAAGATATTTTTCTTTTAAGTCTTGTATTTCGTCTTCGGTAAAGTTTCTAAACTTTGAATATTCGTTGATGAGGTTAATGTCTTTGTCATACATCTCGGCTAACTGTCTAGCTATCTTGGGATCCTTAAACGCATTTAGCGAATAATACATTTCATCTTCACCCCCCGCTCTAGTGGGCTTGTATTGTGATATAGAAAACGTGTCGTACTTCTGTGGCTTGCCTGTGTAAAAATTAAACGCATCTGTTCTTGAGCCCATATAAGCCCTTTTTTGCAGTTCCTCGGGAGCATTTTCTCTTTCTAATTTCTTTGGATCCGTTTCATTTTCCACAACCGCGCTCCAATATCGAGACGCCATGTCTTCATAACTAAACGGGTTTAAGTTTCTTGACAACCTCTCCTCTTGGAAACTTCTTTCGTGAATACGCTCGTCTGTTATACCAGACCACCGTAACTGCTCCTGCGCAGTGCCGACCATCTTGGTGTTAAACCTTTCCCCGTTATACATAAACTCGGGAAGGCCAGCCTGCCTTGCGGCGTTATAGGCCTCGTCTCTTGTGTTGTATCCACTGTAATCGTCTACAAACCAGTTCTTTGGGTTCATGTTTGAAAGCGCCCTGCGGAACTGACTTAGTTTAGGCTTCTCTGCGGACACGCCAACCTCCGGCAACAAGTACTGCGCCTGGTATGTGTCCGGTATAGTTTCCGACTCGTAGAACTTCTGGTTAGGATCCCTGCGCTTTGGGGGGTCTGTGTCAAGCATCACTCCGTCCTCGGCCTTTTGGTTGTCTCCATCAAAGCTAGGAAGGGTCTCTATCAAAGAGTCTATGCACTCATGGCAGCCGTCTTCAAGTTTTTTTCTAACCCAACTAACCTTATTTTTAGGAATGATAGCCATGATCCCGTTGGATGAGGATATGGCCATTTCTCCACCTTCTACTTCTAACAGTTTCTTTTCCATTGTGTTAACAGGGATAATCCTTTACATCAATTAGGGCGTAATTTACATCATTTCTTGTCACTGTCGACACCCCTCATGTTCCAATACATGCCGTTTTTAGCCTTGGCGCTGGCATCCTTGTCGGTGTACTTCAACTTGCCTCCAACTACTTCGATGTCTATACCCCCATTTTCGTGGCTGTTACCCTTAAAGTTCTTGACAACTTGCCACTTGCCGCCCGGCTTGAACCCGAACGACATGCCGTCCTTGGCCTTTTTGTATCCAGGGGGACACTTTTCCTTGACCTTCTTTTCGCTAACCATCTTGTCGACGTCGGTCATGGTGACCACCTTTTCGCCAAGGGCCTTTTTAATAGCAAGCTCGGCCTCAGTAAGTCCACCCTGCTTGTTCTGCTTCTTCATCTCGGCAACCTTTGCCTTCGCCTCGTTAACCTCCTCGAGGGACATTTCGCTTTCGCCAACGGCACTCTTGAAGATGGCCTCCTCTAGGCTGTTGATTGTGGCAATGCGCTGCTGTCCTTCGGTTGGAACCTCGGGCATCTTGGGCGCCTCTGCCTTTTTCTTTTTACGAGAGGGCGCGGTAGGCTTTTCTTGACCCACCTTGACTATCTCTTCCTGTAAGGCCGCGTACTTCTTGCCGTCCTCGGTCAGCTTCCACTCCGCCTCTGTTATGGCGTATGCCTGCTCCGGGGTAGCCCCCTCGGCAATCAGCTGCTTTATCCGAGCCTGGCTTTCCTGCACGCCCTTGTCAAGCAACTCAAGCGACTCCTGTTCCTTCTGCGCCATCTTCGCCTCATTGGTCCTAGCCGGTTTCTTACCGCCCTTGGTTGGCTTCTTGCCACCCTTGGCCTCTTCAGCTGACAACTTGTTCTTCCAGTAGTCCGCGTCAGAGTCTGCAAACTTTTTGGCTTCCTCGTCGCTCATGCCCTCCACGTCGTATCCGTTGTCCGCTAGGAACTCCTTAGCCGTCTTCTGTCCGTCCAGGTAGGCATATGCTGACTCGGCCTCTTTGCGTGCCTTTTCGATGGCCTGCTGCTTGGACTTGTCATTAGCCCCAATACGTTCAATGTCGGCGGTAGTGATGGCCGGTGCGTTGTCAATAAAGTCCTGCTCCGTGATAGAGTTTAATACCCTCTGACGTGGATCGGTTACTTCTTCTTCTTGAAGTACTCCACCTGCTGGAGTCGTTTCTGTGCCTGCGCCTTCGACAGGTTTGCCTTCGACAGGTTCTTGCCCGACTCCGACTTGACCTGGTACCCCTTGGATGTTTTGCGTATCATCTGTTTTTCCATTTAATATTTCATAGACAGCCTTTTCATTGGCGGAAATCCTCTCCCTTGCCTGTTTGTACTCGTTCGACTCCGAGTCGTTGTCGGTAAGCAGCTGACGATCTTTTTTGGTTTGCTCAGACAGCGACCTAATAGCGTTCCGCTTGTCGTCAGTTAGCTTGCCCCACAACGGGTTGCTAACGACGGTAGAAAGGAACTGATCGCCTGTCTTCATGGCCATCAGAAGGTCAGCAGTGTTGTTGTAGTTCTGCTCAACCTGCTTATCTGCCTTGGCCACCTCCTTGTCCGTAGGAGCCTTCCTGTCCTCGATGTCTACACGGGCAGGTTCAAACACGCCTTTGGCCATTTGCGTTAGCTTTTCAGCCTTAGCCTTCCATGTGTTTGACGTCTTGTGGTTGTTTACACTTGTCTGTATCTCGTCAAGTATCGGCTGAGTCTTGCCATATCCCGCAACACTAACCCGGCGCTTAGCCAACAAGTCCAAGAAGTCCTTGTTAGTGCTCAAGCTCTTTGCATCCTCTGGCGTCATCATCATGGACGTGCCGTCCGCATAAGTAACGGTTAGCATGTCTGGGGCCTTGCCCTGCAAATATTCCGAGCCGGTGCGCTCGTATTGAGCCTGCTGTTGGCGGTACAACTTCTCTAGGATAGGATCGTCAGCGTTCTTGTCGGCATTTCTTCTCGCCTCATCTGCACGGGCTGAGAAGAAGCCATAAACATTTCTCTGTGAGTTGTTTAACTTGGCGTCATCCGCACTCTTCTTAATCCTGTTGGCGTCAGTTACCTGCTCCTGCATTTCAGCAGCCTCATTCTCGTCAATGTTTCCACTGGCGTAAAGTGAAGAGATTATAGACCTCGCGTAGTTCTCGTTCTTGTCAAAGACTAGGCTCTGTACATATTGGCGGCGCTGGTCCTCAAAGCCTCCAAGCAGGGTAGCCTTGTCGTTAAAGGCGTTTGCCTGGTCTACCCGTTGCTGAGCCAAAGACCCGGTGCGAGCTCCGGCAACAGCCCCTAGGATTCCGACAGGGGCAACTCCAATCAGCGTCTCCTTGATTCGCTCCCTTGAATACATGTTACCAAAGTCCGTCCATGGATCACGTTCAAACTTTACAATGTTTTCCTCTGCGATATTTTGTGGTATCTCTTGGGCAAATGTTTCAACCAAAACTTCTACCCCGGCACCAACTCCTGCCCTGGCCACCCTTCCGGATATATCGGCACCAAGGCCCTTACCAAATCCAGACACGAGCCTGTAGCCGCCCTTTGTTAGGGGCAGTCCGTCGAGCGCATACGAAAGGAATATGTCCTTCTGGGCCTCAATGCTTCTAGCAATGGCCTGCTCTGAACGCCTTACGTCGCCTGTCTTGGCCAACACGGCGTTACCGTTTTGTCCCGCTATGGACATGGTCTCACTTGCCCAGTTCGCTATCCAGCCAGACATAAACGCGACAGCTTCTCCGGTCGCAGCTCCGCCAGAAAGGTAGCCCATTAATGCGGCTGTACCCATGGCCGGCGTCATGTTACCGAACATGTTACCGAGCACGTTCTGGCTGTTGTAGTAAAGGTCATCCGCGTTAAAGCCGAGGTCGCTAACCTTTGGTGCGGCTGAACTCCACTCGTTCTGCATGGTTTCACCCATAACCTTCATGTCCTGGCTGTCGAGGTAGTTACCCATGTTCTTTATGTACGAGCCAAGGCCGTTCATAAACGATCGACGGGCCATGTACAGCGGGACGACTGACTCCTGCCCGGTCATCTTCAGCTGACTGAACAGCTCATTGTTACGGTCGCCAAACGCCTTGTTATAGGCCTCCTGGTATGCTATGTTTATCTTTTCAAGGTCTTCCGCCGGGATGCCAGACGCTGCCGCTTTCTTTAACTCCTCGTCAGCCATCTTCAACATCGTGGCCTTCCTGTTTTCAAACGTGCTATTGTAGCGAGAGTATATCTTGTTAGCCTCGGCAAGGAGTTGTCCCTGGTCTGGAAGCAGGCTCTTAAAGTTTTCTGTAAGCCCTGCAAGCTGAGCGTTGTACTTGTTAAACGCGTCAGTATACGCGAGCTCGTCTACCAATCCATTTTGATAGTCTTCGTTGAGCTTTTTTACTTCTTCTTGTATAGCCGCAGCCTGCTCGTTGTACTCTAAGGAAAGTTGGTTAGCCTGCTTCTTTGCAACCGAAACGATAGCATCAACCTCAGTGTTGGCCTGGTCTTGGTACTGGTTAAACAAGGTCTCCAAATCAGAAACATACTTAGCGTTAATTTCCTCCTGGAACTTACCACTCTTGTATTTTTCCCTCAAGGAATACTCTTCGGGATGTTCCTCTTTGAAGTTCTCCTCGATGTCGTACCGAGCAGACTCAAACTGAACGCTTGCAGCCGCCTTGTCATAAAGAATACTAGCAGCCGTCCCTTTAGGGTCAAGGCCGTAGTGTTCTATAATCTTTGCAACCTGTTCATTTATCTTGCCGGCATCAATCGTGGTCTGGGTGATGTCCTCGTCCGGCTGAGTTATAAAGTGGGCGTATGTCTTCTCATTAAAATTCTCCTCAACGATCTTGTCTATGATCTTTGTGTCTAAGGTCTCAGCCACATTATCACTTGCGATCTGCATCTTTTCCTGTATTCGACGCTCCGCTTCCTTTTTAATGTTAGCCCTCTTCTGTGGGTTTGGTTCATAAACCCCACCCGGCCAGGGTAAATCCTCGCCTACATACTTTTTCCAAAGGGCCTCGTTTTGAATTAACTTGTCGTAGTCTACGACCACGCCGTCTACGTTTGTCTTGCCAGACTTGTCGGTCACAACGTTTACACTCTTGGTAAAGTCTTCCAGCTCCTTATACTGGTCTGATGCCTCTTGGTATGCGGCCAGTTTTAATTTCTCGCCAACATAGTCATCCTTCTCCGGCTTGAACATCTCTTCCTGCGGCTTCTGCACGATTTCTCGTAACGCAGGCACGCCTCTTCCAAACTCCTGTTTTTTAGGAGCCTTTACTCCGGGCAGGCCTTCCTTTGGCTTGTTTACTTGTCGACCACTAAGTACAGCCTCAACTTCTTTTGTGTTCTTTGCAAACCACTCCCTGTTCCCCTTGTCCTCAGAATACAAGTTCTCTGGGTCACTGAAGTAGCTAAAAAGAGAATCGCGCTGAGCAATTACGTTATCCTTGCTGCCGCCTATGGCTGAGCGCATACCCGAGGTCCATTTTTTAACCTCTTCTCCGCCCATGAGGTCTAGCTCATCCAGCATGCCATTGATCTGGTCCTGCTTGTCTGAAAAGTGCTTGGTCGTATAGTCTACGTCCCAACCATCGTTCAACGCCTGGTCGGACTCCTTTAGAAAACTGTCGTAAACATTTTTGACATTGTAAAGAAGGGTCTTCTGGCGGTCTATGGACGCCTGGTCAATCCCGCCACTCTGCGTAGAAGGCTGCCCAGGCTGCTCTGAACCTTGAGTAGTACCCTCTTTTTTTTTTATAGGCACGCCGTACTCGTCAACCTCGACCTTAGCAGTTGTTGACTTAGCCGGCTTGGGTTTATCATCTAATGGCTTGATCGGAACCCCGAACTCGTCAAATTCTTCTTCCATGCTATTAGTCTTCTGTAATTGTTACACCATTTTTCTTGAGTATAGCCTCGTATTCAGCCACGTTGTTATATCTAGCAGCCGCTGCCTTTGCTGGTATTTCAGACCTTTTAATTGTCTTCTTGGAACCGGCAGCATTTTCAGCGTCCTTAAACGCGGTAAACATGTCTGGATATCCTTTAATATCAAACTGGTCTTTATTCTCATTCGTGCCGTAGTCTACTACAACCTCAACAATCGAGTTGTCATCTTCAGCCTTTCCTTCGCCGATAACTTCAATGTGACGATCCGGCCTCATCCTAAACCCACCTACAGGCTGGAAGTCTTTAATTCTTCGCCCGTCAGTACTCATTACGTAAACAGAGGGCGTGTTGTCGAGCAGTATCTTGTTGTATTTAAGCGTTTGATCATACTTAGGATTTCCGTCGTCACCCTTTGTGTCCGTGTCTACACCCTTGACTTTTATACTTGGTTTTTTACTCGTTGTGGTTCCGCTTCCTCCCGAGGTTGTTTTTGGCTTGTCCTTTGAACTTCTTTCATTCATAGACTTAAAAGCCTTCAGCGCGTCCTCAACAAGCGCATCATCCGATGCGTAATCCCCACGCTTCAAGAGTGCGTCATAGTCATCCTTACCGACGTCGCTGTTTAGGTATATATCAAACAGGCTCTTGAACTTCTCTTCGTCCTTGGTAGTGATAATTTGCTTGCCGACCGTGTTTGTTTCGAGTGGCATTTTATCATAAATACCCGAAACAATGTCTATCAAGTTTACGTTCTTGAGGTATGGATCATTTTCCATTCTATACTTAGCGCGTTCAGTGGCAGACATGCTAGGGTCTGTATATGTCTTGAAAAACTCCGTAGCGTAGCCCTGGTCAAACTTTTTACCCGCATCGTTGTTGATGTTCAAGGTGTTCTTGTCCCAATACTCTTTGTTTCCCTTAGCCGCGTTTGCCTCTCTTATGAGTTCGGTCTTCAACTTATTTAACTCTCTCAACTCTTCGGGAGGCAAGTTAAATGGATCATATCCACGCTCTTTTAGTGAAATTACATGGTTGGTATAAGCCAAAGACTTTTCGTTTACCTTCTCAAAGTCAATCTCCCAAACATCCGGAGTCTCTTCCATTAAAGAGTTCCATGCGTTTGATTTCTTTTGAGCCTCTAGTTTCCTTTGTTTTTCTTGTTCTCGGATGTCTTTTAGCCCTTGAGACATCAACTCAAGTGTCTTTGTTGCGTCTGGAACATAAGCCGCCCCCTTCCCATAGCCCGACTGTTCGCCGGCCATTCCTGTATAAACTCTTGATCCAACTGGTGCTGCCATTTTGCTATCTGTTTGTTATTGTGTAACCCAAGTTCCAAGTGTCGGGTCGTAATATCCGCCGCCAAAACTATTTCCTAGCTGCCCCTGCCACATGTTTCCCATTCCGGATCCGGTTGTAGGCGTGCCGTAGTTACCAAAACTACCTGCCTGGGCACCGTAATTACTACCGTAACTTCCGGCCATGTTGCCAAAGTTGCCCATTGCCGAGGCAGCATTTGATGCGGTCGTGCCCGGAACAACACTAGCGGCACTAGCAGCGTTAGCGCCAGAAAAACCACCAGCCTGTCCAAAACCTCCAGCCATCATCATGCCCCCTTGTATCAAGGTGTTGTACATGTTTTCTTTGTGTTGAATCGATGCCTGTTCAAGCGCGGCTGATTCAGCAAGTCCACGTGCATACGGGTTTAATTCGTTTTGCTCATACATGTATCTTCTCTGTGACGCAATTTGAGGCAACAACGACATCAAGGACCTTTGTTTTAACTGCTTCTGATTCTCTACAAAACTAGCCGTCTGTGAGGCCATGTCCGCTTCACCTGGCAAAATACTTTTTTCATACAGTCCTTGTAACGCCCCTATCTTAGCGGCAGAACCGCCACCGGCCATGTTTGAAATATCCCCGAGCATCCCAGAGGCTGCCGACATCTGTCTGTTTCTTAGTCCCGCAAGCTGAGGCATTTCTGTTGCCAAGCCTTGGTTCTCTATATCGGAATACATTTGCAAAAGCTCTGGATCCATTTCAGCCGTAGGCGTCGTTAGTCCGGAGCGGATTTCTTCGGCTTCTTTTTTAGCCTTGCGTGAAGAAATAGCGCTATCTGCTGTCTTAGCAATCAACGCTCCACCAGCTACAAGCAAACTAATTGTTATGGGCATGACTTATATTTTAGTTTAATAACATTTTTCATATCACATGCTTCCTTTTGCATGCCGTTTTTCTCTAACCACTTTATAGCTCGAGTGTTTCTTTCCCACATAAATGTAACAAAGTCCCCACCCATTGTTTCTACAATGTCTGCAAAAAAGCTGGATAAAAAGTCTTTGTTTCTGTACGCCTTGTTTACACCAAAGCTAACAAGTATGTCGTCAAAACAGTAAACAAATCCAGCCTCTTTTCCTTCCACCTTTACCTTTTTAAAGGTGCCGAAACAAACATCTTCCCAATCCATCAACTTCCCGTACACGTCCAGACTAATACCGTCCGGTGTCTTATCTTCCGCGTCGGGGTCGCAATGATTGCAAACATCGTCGTCCCCAACAAACGCGGCATAAATAGCACTATAGGATATTTTGGTATCCATTAACGGCAAATTTATGATAAAACGCCCTTAATTCCAACCGATACAAGCACAGAACTTGAGTTATTAATTGCCGGGTTGTATTCCAACGTGTGGGTCAAAGCGTTTGCTCTGATGTCTTCACCATTGACCATGGCCCTTTCGCTCAGATACCAACTACCCAAGACACCATTCGTGCCCGGCTCGTGCCCCGACAATGTTACCACGGTCCAGTCGTTTATGTCGTCGTAATTTGCAAACGTTACAACACCCGTATAAATGTTGCCGTCGCCACCCGTGGATGTATCCGATTGATTTATTGTGATGTTTTCGTTGAGCAAGTCCTCTTGATTACCTCCAAGTATCCATCCGTTTGTGGGCTGGAGTGGGGGATCATAAGATGACGTAGACGTGTTGTTGTCGTTAAAGAACCTCGGGTCATACAAGTTCTTGCGATAATTTACCTTGCCATACCCTTCATAATTGCTTATCAAGTTAGCCGGCATCGTAGTCTTCATTCCTAACGGATAGCTACGGTTCGGCTCAGATTCGGCTGAAACAGAAAACAAGTCATCAGATATCAACGTAATGTCTTGGTATCTCTTTATCATGAAAGGCTGCTCATTAGAAACAAACTTTATTTTTTGCACAAACGAGTCGCCATGGAAGTTCCATTGGTTTGGCTGATTGTGCAGGTACATTTGGTTGTTTGAGCCCCATCCGACGAGTGTCTGACCCAGGTTGCAGTACTGTTGGAAGTTGTAGTCATAAGTTGACCTCCATCTCATGTTCACATAGTCAAACACGACATGGTCATAACTCATGTTGTTCGTGGTGTAGTAGTAACCATCCCTAGCATAATCTTGCGTAGACGGGGTTACTCCGTCGATCGTTATAAACGTGTAGTTAGATGGCTCGATGTATTCTACTTCTGTTATTGTTCCGCTATACGCGTTTCCGCTTTCTGGAAAAACAATTACGATGTCATAATTATAAAGATATGTGAAATCTCCATTTAGAATTGTAAACTTGGGATCATTAGCAATAGGTGGAAAATAACGACCCCTAGCAATACCTGTGTATGGGACATCGAAACGGAATGCAAATCCAACCTCGCCCACGGACTCGTTTACGTAGGTCCTAACCACTGGAGATGAACTTGCGTTGTATGCGGCGGCCAGCTGTTTAGTTTTAGTCCTAAACTTGTAATCCTTACCGGTGTTCTGGTCTATTTCACTTACCGTAATTTGACCGTTACCGCCAGAATAAATAAATGATCCGGAATTGTTGTCAAAATACATTACCGCGCCGTTTGGCAAAATTGCAGTAGCCCCTGGATTTTCACATCCAAACAAACTTTTGAAGTCAAACCATGAAGCGAATGTCCTGCCGGACACACGAACAGTTGAGTCCGAGCCGACCTCGTTGGGGTAGTACTGGATGTATATCGAGTTCTCTCTTTTTGGCTGTATGCACTTCAAGGTTTTACCTTCCCTACCAGACATGTATGTTCTAATCACGCCGCCGTAGGTCGGGTTCATCTCTTCTATGTTGCTGCTATCCAGCGAGAAGGAAGACAGGTTGTTTACATTCGTGTCTACGATGTATGAACCGGAATGTATTGAAGTCGCGCTTAACAACTTGTTTTTTGCGTCCGGGTCCTGGATCCTAAACCTGCCCACCTGGTGTATATTACTTGACCAGAAGTCGGAATAATGCGGGTCTTCAATGTAGTAATAATAGTTCCTATCGCCACTCACATTGTATCCTGTTCCATATGGTCGCTGCTTCACATACACGTCACCGTAAGATGGTCTTACAGTACCATTTAATAGTAGCTCATTGTTTATCTCATCCCATTCCTGTGCCCTGTCTCTAGTTATAAAGAAGCGCATGGTCGGGTCTATAGCGACCAGTCCGGGAACGGTTAGCCTGGTTCTGTTGCCGGCATTTTCATACGTGGCACCCGTAATACTCCACTCGTCTTCTGCGGTAAGGACATCGTTAATGTATATCTGTACCTTCCATGAGTTTGGCGGATATCCTAACACATCCCAAGTAACGTCGCCGTAAATGTATGCCTGGTAGTTTCCGGGAGGTCCACTTGGAAACTCTGCAACAAAGACCTCAAAGTCATTGAAGTTTATACCGTGAACCCTAAACTCAGTATGAGCGTCAAGTATTGGCATGGCTTCAGTTATGTCTTGCCAAACACCGATAAACAACTGACCGTTATCATCTATCTTGGGAGTAGGCGTGTATATCTCGATAAGCTGCCCCCACAAATTGCCTACGCCAGTTTGAACTGAAGCAGGGTCAAATGTTGTAGTGTAGATGACATCTCTCTGTGGATCGTCTGGGCTAATTCCAGAAGCAAAACCAGACGAGCCAGATGCTGGAACGTATTCCAAGACTTCAACTTCTACATAGGTGTTTAAATAGTCAACATCTTCGGCGTCACCAGGAGTAATGCTAGGCTTTCTTCTTATAAACCTTACCCTGTCACCAACCTTGATTTGATGCTGTATGCTTGCCCCTGTGACAAAGGTTGAATACCAGTTGTCTATTTCTAGCTTGTATCTTCCACCACCGTCACTCGAAATAGATACCGGGTCTTCACCTGCGGCACATATAACGTATTGGCCAAAGCTCAATATTTCCGTTTGCGGTTTAGTTACAATCCAATATCTATCAGCCCAAACTGGGGGTTGATGAAATATATTTATTTGCGGAAAGGCTCTAAACGGGCTCTCTTGATTGTTGAAATTATAGTCATCCTCCAAATCCAATTCGGTAAACCATGGAATATAAAACTTCATGCTTTCCGAAGTCAGAACCGTGCCGTCTCTATACGCCCTGTCTCCGTATACAATACCAAACTGATGAGTGGCGCCAACCTTTAAAGATGAACCGGAATTTGTTTGACGCTCTACCCTTACACGCCCACTAGCAAATGGGGCGGTCGTAGCAAAGATAGAGCTGCTCCAAGACAACCGATACTCTCCAGTACCAATCGTTGTTATTGTGTAGGCTCCACCCCCACCTGTTTGCTGAGAAAAACTTTGACCTATTAATCCAAAGATGTATAGGTTTTGATCTAAAACTGTGGGGTATAAAAGGGCTGTGTTTATGTCAGTTAAGTCTAACTGGAATATGTAAGTTCGGCTATTTGTCCCAGGGCTTTGCAAGACAAACACCATCTTTTCTTGGTACCTAAAGAAATCATTCCAGTCACCGTATGCCAATATCTGTTGGATATAAGCCGTTCCAGGGCCACCAAGGGGCCACTGAGATAGAAAATCTTGGGATGCGTAAGGAACCCAATTCAACTCCTTCAGTTCAAAAGATGCATTAGTAGACAGTACACTGCCTGGTGGTATTTCATTAATGTCTATCTTGTTGTACCCTTCCCGGAAGTTAGTATAAACTATTTGATTTGTAGGAAGGTATTCTTGGCAATTAGCTACAACAGGAAGCCGGTCGTAGTTCTTAAACGGCTCAATTAAAGGCTTGAGCACAGACTCTCCATAATAGACATATGTATATATCTCGTTGTCTGGAACTGCGTCTATGTTTTTATCTAACTCCAAAAACACGCCAAACGGAGGCAAAGTCCCAAACGTGTTGGGTGTATACTCCTGCACCGCTACATTTATCTTCCGAACAATCTTGGGTCCCGTTTCAAACGTGATGTTAATCCCGTTACTATTTGTGACGGCAAGGAAATTACCACCGGAAACAACCTCAGACTCTAACGGCAAAGCCAAATTAGAATACATTGACCATACACCAGGCTCACCATTCTCGTATATTGGCTGGACCATGAACCTAAAAAGTTTCCTGCCTAGCTTGTTGTCGATGCGAGTAGTGTCAGAGATATAATTTACTCTGGGCGCATTTAATGGCCACTTGATTGCGTCTATAGTCTGCAAGTCAATAACGGTGTAAAACCCGTCAAGCACCTTGCGCAAACTTATCTGATATGGCGGATTGAATAAACGTGTCCCGTCGTCTTCATACATCTGGTCGTCCCATCGTCCGTCAGTCCACTTCAATATGTCCTCTACAACATTTGCGTGATATATTGGCCAGTCGCGATCAAAATTCAAGACTGAATCCTGTATAAGAACTTGATGAAGTTGGGTGTCAAGATTGTAATACCAAATCTCATGAATTAAACTCGCCTTGTACACGAAGTACACTATTGAGTTTTCCTTTATCCAAGGAGTTGCGCCAAGTATTTGATCCTGTGGTAGAATTGACGAGTTTTCAACTAACAGGGTTCCGTCTGAGGTCTCTACAGCAAAAGCATTACCGCTGTTGTATCCAAGGCGACAGTACGAAAAATCACGGTAGTCCCCCTTAGGCACACCCTGCGGAGTATCGTCGGTGTTTATGCCACCGCCAAAAGTTATTAACTCGTTGAAATTCATTATCCTAGATTAAATTCTGAACTCTGTGCAAGCGCGTCAATCATCTCGCTTAGTCTAGGAGCCTTCACAAGCAAGTTGGCACTCCATTGTGCAGCCTCATACTGAATCTGTAACTCCTTGTATTTAGCCTTGTCGCTACTGTTACCCTTATGCAGACAATATTCGCTCATCAAATATAAACGAAATGGCTCTGAATATGCGGTATCAATTAAGGTGTTCTCATCAACAGCGGCGCCGTTTGAGAAGTACTCAATAATTAACTGTCCGTCCGGTATGTTGTGGCTAAAAATGATGTTGTTGCCATCTATACGATAGTAGTTCTCATTCCGTCCACCGCCCACTGTGTAGTTAGGGAAGTTGTTAAAATAGCCAAAGTATCCCGTTGGGAAATATCCGTCCAACACCACTTGGTCGTCTTTATCACTCTCGCACTGGAAGAACTCTTCCGGGTAAGTTAGTGACGTGTCTGGGGTCAACGTCCAGATTCGACGACCAGACTTTAAACCAATTTTAGAGATGCGCATGCAGTCCCCGGGCATGGTAAATACTCTCGCCCCATTATCAATCTTAGCGTAAATCGTCTTGAGTGACACGTTCCCGTCTAAAGGAGCCTTTTCACTCAAGTAGTCGATAGCCACCTGCGTCATCCACGTAAGTTCTCGTCCAACCGGATTTTTACCCAGGCGGTACAGGGCCGACGTGGCGATATATTTTATGTTCTTAATGGTCATTGTCTAGCCCCCATGTTTTGAGCGTCAATAGCATCGTTGTTTAGATCGTCCTGGAACTGCTGCGACATTAGCATCTGAACGCAAGCCTGGAACAAAACAACTTCACCCTTACCATTTTCATCTCCGGGTATAATCAAGACGTCGTCGTCTTCCATTTGGTAAACGTTTGGAACCATGGTTACGGTTACATTCCCCTCTGGACGTCTGTTGAATCGTAGCTTGTCCTTAAAAAGGATTGCTGCCGATTTGTTTCCGCCGCGCAAAATATTGATTGCCGTAGCCTCAGCCTTGGTCTGTACAATATATCCATTGTCTGAGGTAGACTCATCCTCTACGGTAAAAATTGCCATAGTCCCCGCAATAGGCTGTGGGAGCAAGGTCACATAGTAACCGCTGGCGTCGTTAGCAGGAGTAAATGTATACGGAACCGCCATGTCGCTCGCGTCATAAGGATTGCGCGACACGATGTCTGCTAGCGCCAAGTTCAACACCCGTGAAATAATTGAACGTGGATACAAGCGACGCAAGTCTTCCGGAGTGTCTCCGCCCGTCAACTTGTGCTGTATTAACTCTATGACTTGGCGTTTTGTTATCATACTTTACTTGGCATTTGAGTCTGAATGTTCCATTGGTTCTCGTTTCCAATACCAATATATGTCTTGATCATGTCAGTCAAATGATCCAAACAGCTTTCTGGATACTCAAATTCAACACTTGCGCTTGGAGTACCTATTGGGGCCGTTGAAACATTGGTGTGGAAAGAGCCTGGAGGTAAATATACGGGAATTCCGTTCTCAATTTGATAGTCAAATACAGGCTGAATAGGCTCTCGTATGTAAGTAAAGGTTATCCGTGTCATGTACGGATAGATGAAGTATTTGTCGTTACGTGTAACTAGGATCGGGTCATTCTCTTCCGGGTTTTCAACCGGGCTCGTGATTGAGTTACGCATCTTGGCGTCGAACTCATGCTGGCTCACAAACTCAACGCTGCGATAGTTTGTATCATACGAGCAGCTGTTGTTAAGTATTTCAAGAAAACTTGCAGTTGCTTGGTACCAAATATCAGCAGGAATATCCGTGTATCCACCGCGTTCCGGCCGACCCTGCAACACAGGTGTAAACGACATGGCTGGATACTGAGGCGACCCCATTGTTTTGATAAACGTCTGTAGGTCACTTGTAATCTCTCGGTTTTTTTCAAAGTTGTCTACCAGCGTGTTAAGATAACGCTGGTTAACAATCTTGATAGCCCGATTGAAATCGTCGGGCGTGATGTAGCCGCCCCTCAGATCCTTTCCGGCTCTGAAGAGAAGCTCATCATATATTTGACCGAGGTTAGTAGTCATTATGGATAAATTTCAATTTTAACCGTAGCAAACGTCAACATCCCGTCAGTATAAGCTGCCGGTCCAACCCCAGTTGGTCCCAATCCTGTTGTCAAAAGAAATAACGAATTGGTGGTGTTTACATACGCTTGTATTCCACCCGGATAATCAAGTCCACCCGCTCCATAACACACAGTAACAATTGATTTACCAGTTGTAAATGGTGTTCCTGTAGCTAAACATCGATAGTAACCGGTGCCAACTCGATCCCAAGTTAATGTCTGACCAGTTGTATTGCTGATAACAGTTGCGGTAGGGTTTCCGGTTCCTATTTGAGTTAAAAGGGCAACGTATACCTTTGGCAAAGTGGTCTCTACAACCTTTCCGTCAGCCTGTACGGCTAGTCCATATGTTGCCGTAGTGGCTGGAAACACACCTCCACCGTATTGACCAAATTGAATCTGATTGCTTGAATCTAGTACCGCAAATCTGGCGTCATCTCCCTCACTGTTTATTTTGAAGGTAAATCCCTGTTTGTCAATAACAACATCTCCAGTTTGGTCGCCTCCAAGTTGTACATCCTTTCCTACCTTCGTAAGTCCATTAGATGCCGTATTCATCAAGTCCGTCTCTACAACTTTTCCGTCAGCCACAACACCCAAGCCATATGTCGCTGTAGTTCCAGGGAACAGGTTGCCACCATATTGACCAAATTGCACCTGGTTAGTTCCGCCTAACAAAGCAAATCGGTTAGTGTCTCCCTCACTATTCAATCTAAACGTAAAGCTCTGAGTGTCAATTGTAGTTGCCGCATCAAGACTTCCACCAAGGCCTAGGTTGTTGCCGGTTTTAGTTAAACCGTTTATGCCGTCATAGATAGCATCAATCTGGATGTTTTCCAATGCCAAATCTGCTTGGTCTAATTGAACCTGTACGTTAGGACCGGTTAAGATTGCGTGGCTACCACCATTGGCGGGAATGTCTACCGCTTCCGGCGCACCGCCTGGCGTGTAGTATTGTTCCCACTCAGCTTCGCCCTCAGTAGCAACCGTACAGCGCCACAAATAACCCGTAGTGACGTCCTGCCAGATAGCGCCAACTTGAACGCCCGCACTAACATCGTCATTATTGTCTGGAACCCCCGAATTGAGCCGAAATTGAAATGACTGAAGTAAGCTGTCGATGACAGATACCGCAGAGTTGTTTGAAACCCAGTAATATAGGTTGTCATCACAACAAGCACACTCGCATCCAGAAGAGTCGAGGTTTTGCTTAATCAATTCAAGTGTGGCCCTGTAGTTGGCTGTGTCTCCACATGTTCTGTAGTTCTGTGCCTCTGCATAATACAAAAGCACGTTGTCTACAAACACTTGGTATTTTGAAATGCGATTTCGCTGTAATTCATTTGCGTGAGCTACGCGAAGATTTTCAATACATGGAGTAAGCCCACAAAGACTTCCGGCACAGCTTACAGGATACTCTTCAATTGTAGAAGTTGAATACTGAAGTATCAGTCCATCTGTTTGTATTTGATGGATCTGCTCAGACAACGACACCGAATAAGTACCCGTGGCAAGAGGGGTGCTGTTCTGAATAGTTGGATAAGGAAGCGAGTTAACAACTACGTTTCCTGGGAAGTTAGGATCGAGTGTAGTCCACGACGGGTAGTTGATTGTGCAATTAAGACTTGAAACAATCTCATTTGCAGCCAAAACAGTTGTGTTGGCTACAGCCCACGATCCATTGTCGCCGTATTCACAGTCATATGTAAAACTTACATTTGCAGTTGTTCGAGTACACCCAGCATAGCTATACGAAGCGTCAAGCTGGACATTACCGGGAACTATATCAAACTCAATACCCGTGAAGGTATCGGCCGTAATTGTTTCTGCAACAGTTATGGTTATGTTTGGGTCGTTGAAAACAGCAGACACGACCGTAACATTTTGGGTTGGACTTGCCCCACCGGTAAGAGTTATTGTGTTGCCGGCCTCAAGATAGTTTGCTAACCATGCATCTGTAGCCCCTACAACAATTACGTTGCTCTCTAAGTCCTCAACTATTGAGAAATCACTCGCAAGTCTAAGGCTGTACTCAAGAGTGTAAACCCCGTTTGCAACCTCTCCATTCAAGTCAAGTTCCAGGTCAAACTGAAAAACCTGGGGATTGCTCCCCAGGAATTCTAAGTCTATCATTGGATCGGCGATACCGCCGTTAGGCACAATTATATCGCCGTTAAAAGTAATCTGCCCCAACCCTTTAGCCTGTGTTGCTAAAAGATCTATGCCTAAAGCCGAATAGTCGGTCAAATCTGTTACGATCCCTTTGGGAGGAGATGCTGTTAGATCAAGCGTAAGGGTTACGGTGCTAATCATCTTTTATAGTTTTCTTAATTTACCTAATAATTCTTCATTTACCTTGAGGTGGTCAATCAACGCAAATGCAGCCTCGCTACCATCTTGCGTTGACTCAAAAAATGGTGACTTCAACCACTTTGTACCATCGCCTCTACGGTCGCGAATATACCACAAACCGTCTTCATTTTTGATAAAATTCTCACTCAAAAGTCTGTTAACCAGCTCGTGGATGGTCTCGCCTTCCGATGACTTAATCTGAGATGGTTTTACTGAGTTAAGAATTTCAAACGCATTCTTTCTGAACGTATCGCTACCGTTCTTGATTGTGTCGTGAAGCATCACGCGGGTCTCATCCTCTGTGTGAAGAGCATTCATGCCTAAGCCCTCAACGGTCTTCAAGATGGTCTTATAATCAGTGTCGAAGTAGATAAGGTTTTCAAGCTCACGAGCTGCCTTAGCCACGCTAATTTTGCTTTTAGCCTCTACATCTTTTTTCTCGTACTCATATCTTAGGTTCGGCGACTTGTGCATTGCCTTGTTGCCGTGTATAATAGGACACATGTATTGAAGGAAAAACAACAAGTCTTTTTGATGTGGTTGAACCGTAAAGCCATCACGGATATCTATTCGTGAGCTTTGATAGTTTACATTACCATTTATATTGGTAGGCGCTAAATTTGTGTAGATTAGGGTGTACTCAGACTCAGTTGACTTGTCGTAAAAATTTGCTTTCGTCTTAATAGAAGACGCCCCTGGATCTTGAATCATAAGAACCGGTTCAGCATCAGTATTGTTTGTTGGCACCTTGTATTTTCTCAGCTTATACTGGTCCCTAATTCTCAATACCACAGGTCTTTTTTCGTTAAAAAAATAAGGGAAATCATTTCGTAATTCCTGCTCTGCCCATTCCGGGATGTTTACAGCCTCGTTGTTGCTTAAATCAAATAACATATCGTTTTATTTTTTTGTTTGTATGAAAACCGGGAGAAGTTTCCCCCTCCCGGTTTTAAATTTACTAGATTAAACAGTGAACATACCGTACTTGTTAGCGTTTACAAACTTGTACGCTACTTCAGATACGATGTGAACACCGAGCTGCCATACGTCAGTCTTGTTAGCTGCCGCACGACCACCTGTTTGCCACATGTTCATGAATGCACCTGGCTTGTGACACAGACGGATATACTTACCCATGTTACCAATACCGTCGTCAACACCTCCATTAGTACTCAATGGGATGAAGAACGCAAGGTTTTTCCAAGTGTTGTCTGTCTGAGCAGCAGCGTTAGAGCCAACACCAAACATGGTTGGGTTGTCAAAGATGCCCATACGAACAAATCCAAAGTTCTTGTTATTGAAAACAAGGCTGTTGAACGAGAACGTCTTGCTCATCAAGTCAGCGTAAGCGCCTTCTCCCCAGAAGGTTTTCTCCATCTGAACCTTGTTAACAGTTACGTTAAGGTTGAATGGGCTCGCAGACGCTACTGTTGGAGACGCTGTTCCAAACAAGTTTTGCTCAAGCATTGCTTGCATGTAACCGCTAGTCCAAACCATGTAGTTCTTTACAGAACCGTCCTGTGAAGACAAAGCAGCTTCCATTGCATAGAAGTCTGTCTGATCGGGACCAGCAGTTCCAATGCCTGTAATTACGGTGCTTGAACCACCATTAGCTCCAGAGCCGTTGTTGTTAATAGCATCATACAAACCTTGAGTGGTTTGGAATGAGGTTGCAGAAACACCAGCAGTGTTGTAACCAGTAGCGTTAGAAGGAACACCAGCAAAGAAGGTGTTTACCAACGCAACTTGGTGTTCACGCTGCAAGTAGATGATGTCGCGTGAGTTAGAGTATGGAGTCTGAACCCCGTTCTCCAACTGTGAGTACCAAAGCTGGTTGTAAAGCGCCTCTGAGCTAGAAGTAGTGTCGTTACGGAAAGTCTGCAAAGGAACGGTATTAACCGTGTCGAATGTAAACTTAGAAGCGTAAGAACCACCATTTTCTGGGGCTGAGTTACCAACGTAGAACATCAATCCGTCGGGACCAGGTGCGCCAGTAATCAACGGAACCATGGTAACCAATGTAGCAGATGCCTTTACGGTGATTTGGTAAAGATTGCCTGTGCTTGCATCTCTCCAAATGTCACCAGCTGCTGGGAAAGAGTATTGTACTCCGCCAACAGTCTGAATAGCCGCACCGCTAATTGTTACTGTGTATGGACCGCCAGCAGCACCAGCAGAAGCTACAGTAATTGGAGCTTCCATACGGGTCATTTCAAACCAACGAACACGTGGGTTTTTCGCGATTTCGCGGTTACCTACAGCGTTCATGATTTGGTTCATAGCGTCCCAGTATTCGTCACCGAATGGCAGGTAAGCTACAGCGTCAAAGTCTTCCATAAGTGCGTCCCAGTTGTTCTGGATCGCACCATAGGTCATAGCACCGGTAGGGTTAGTGGTGCTATTGTTACTGGGTGAAAGGGGGAATGTAAAATTCGCCCCAGGAGTATATCCCATTTTCTTGTTTTTTTAAGGGTTAATTATGACTTTAGCGTCTGAGATGGCAAAGGAATACCGCGCTCCATGAGATCTCTTTGAGCAGCAGTAAGACCCTTTTGATCTACAGCCGTTTTGCCTACACGGTTCGGCGTTTTAGCCTGGCCGTTATAGACTTCGCGCACCACCTTTTTTTCGGTTTGAGCCGTAAGTGACTTGGCTATTTGAACTCCTAGATCCCCAGACTGAACCTTATGAATGAGGACCTGGTTCGTTAACCATTCACGTACCGCTTGTTTACCTTCCTTTGTGGTAGTATCAAAGGCTTGACCTAAATAACCTGCATACTGCGACTTCAAAATCGAATCGACCTCTTCGTTTGAAACTTTTAACGAAACTTCCGTATCGCCGAATTTGTAGGGGACCTCCTTTAGCTGCTTGAAGTAGGTCTCTGCCTCCGCAAGCGCTAGTGTTTGTCTTTCCGCAATCTGTTTTTGAGTTTGGCTCTTTAGCTCTTTCGCAAAGGTAAAAGGATTTTTAACGGTTTCAACATCTTTTTTAGTGTTTTCAATGATCTCAATAGCATCAATTGCGTCAGACTTTAAAAGAGCTGTAGCGTAGTATTCCCCGTCACCTAAGTTATATTTTTCACGAATGGCTTCCTCGATAGTCGACTGGCCAAGACGCTTGAATTTGTCTGGGTTTTTAACAGCCTCTGCAAGCACAAGTGCCTTCAGCGGATCTTCCATCAATGTGTCCGGAGTAGATGATACGATTTGATTCGCAATGGTCGAATTAATACCCTTCTTTCCAAACGCCACCATGGTACGGGCCTCTTCAACACCGCCGAATGGATCGTCGGCTTCTTGCAGCAAGGCCAAGCCCTCTTCAACTTCTTTTTGCTTTTGGTTTAGCTGTTCTGCAAGGCCCTTGTAGTTACGAAGCTCTTCAAATTCATTCTTAAATGAATCTTCGCTGTCGTAACCATAAGCAGAAAACCACGGCGAATCTACCGGGTTAACCTCTTCGTTTACTTCATCGGTTACTTGTTCGTTTACTTGATCGTTCACCTGTTCGTTTTGATTTTCAAATTCGTTTGTTTCCATATGTTTTATACTCTACCTGTGATTTCGTTTCCTAGTTGTGCCTCAAGGTTAGCCTCGAGGTTTATCTCTTCCAAGGCCTGCTGACCCTTTAGTACTTGAACTTGATAGTCGGCGTCTGCCTTTAGCTTAGCAAGCTGCTGTTCCTTCATTAGGTCAAGGTTTGCCTTCTCTCTGTGTCCAGCTATTTCCATCTGCATCTTCTGCATCATGGTCTGTCTCTTAGCCTCCTCTGTTACAATTGCTGACTGCTGCTGACCTTGAATAGTCTGCTGCAACATCATCTGAGAATACTGTTGTTCTCTTTGACGAGCCTCAGTTTCTTCGGTTGCCATGAACCAAAGAGCCTCATCAACGTCGCCATTCTTTAGCAATTGAGCCACACGCTCTACACTTGACGGGCTAAGAAGAACGGCGCCGTCTTTAGTTGGCATCTGTGACATCTGCATAGCACGCTGAAGTATGGCGCTTTTTTCTTTTTCGTTTGGCAACACCTTGCAGGTTATGGCTAGCTGGTCAAGAGACAAGCCTTCAATATCGTCAAGAGCGCTAATCATTGTCTCACCAATTATAGCCTCGTAAAACTCTCTAATCTTTGGGTCAAACTCAATATCAATGCGTGCCTGGTGGATCATTCTCTCGCCAAGTTTCTGTTTGAATTGACGCTCTGATTCACGAAGAGGCCAGTTGGCGTGGTTACCGGCAATATAGTCCTGCTCCATTACTCCCACCAAACGCTCTGCTGACTGGTCTGGACTAGCCGCCATGGCGTCCGGGATACCCATGAGATCCTTGATCATCATCTGGATATTTGCAATCTGAGAAAGCCACTCCTGCCCCTGTGGGCCAAGGCCGTTGTCCATTTCTGTCAACGGCTGAGAAATGTATTTACCGGTCGCCGCGTTAAACTTCGTGGCAACAATCTGAATACCGTTCTGACGGTGGATGTGCATGAGGTCGAACAGGTCGTACTCTACACCCCCAATCTTGATGTTAGCGGCCTCGCCAACATCAATTCTATATCCCTTTGGGGCAGCAGCCCATACAGCTGCGCGTAACTTCAATACCGCAAACATCAAGTCGTCAAGCAATCCCTTCACGCTACGTGTAGGAGACTGACCGTTGATTCGGTGGATAACGTAAGAACTCATGGGAGACAAGCCCTTCTGCATCTGGTTGGGCTTTTTGTTCCATTCGTAAATACGATCCTGGCCAGTGCCGGATATAATGTAAGAGCCCTCGTACCAGTAGTTACAAGTCACCTCGTCGTAGGTATCGTTTGGATTCTTTTTCTTTTCGTCTACAGGCTTGTTGTTTCGGATGTAGTTGCCATACCCCTGCTTGTTTACCCGCTCTACATACTGCTTATAGTCTGTGGAAAGGTATTCAAACTTCAACACGTAAACCTTGAAGTCCATCCAAACCCAACGGTTTGTAGTGGAGTCCTTACGCTCAAAGGCCCACTGAGGGATGGTAGAGATGTTTGTTTGGTACGGAACGTATGACTTAGCCATTGCCTGGATCTGGGCCTCGTTAAACCCTGCGTCTATGAGCTTGTCATAAATAGACTGAACGGTTTCAGCCTCAATGTGTCCTATGGCAACCGGCTCCTCTTGGTTGTCTTCATTCCAAAGCATAACCATACGTGCCGGGTCAATGTATTGAAACTTAACCTGGCCGGTCAGCGGATCGTTATAAACCTTTGCCGCACGGAAATGGAAGTCAATCGCATCGCGGTTGAACTCCATTCGTTGCCCTGCCCAGTTTGAAGATCGAAAACCAGCCTCAGCTAATTTTTCTAAAGCGACCTCGTACTTTGTCTTGAAGAATCCTAAACGATCAGCCATTTCTAGCATGGTGTCGTCTTTGGGGACAAAAGGAACCTTTAACTCCGGAAGACCTAACTGCTTTAAAAGCGGATTCGTAAAATTTGTTTTAGCAAATATTTCATTCTTACTGCGCTTCTTTTTATTGATGATATTTTTATCAAGAGAAACACAATTAAGTTTGTAATCGTTATCAGAAAGAATTGATAAAAGAACATTCGATAGTTTTCGCATTGGAGAGAAAATATCGTAGCTGATGTTAGCCATCGCCTTTCTCTGGGCCTTACTTAATCCTTTTGTGGTCGCGGCACCATCTCCCTGGCCAAGCCCTCTTGTGCCTATAGGAGACCCGTTGGTAAACCAATTTTTATACTTTTCTTGGGATTGATTTCCGGCACCGTAGTTCCTAGTCTCCTGCATCTCAGGCAGTTGCGTGTAAGTGAAGTATGCCCCTCCCGCACAAAAACGAGTGTAAAGCGCCCTAGCACAACGCAACCCAAACTCCGGCTTTAGTTTGTCAGCCTCGGGTATGTTGTCGTTTGGAAACAACATACTGCCAAGTATCTGTGGCAATATCATATCTTACAAAATTTGGTTAACCTTGACAAATGTACTACATTTTTTTATTAAATAGTTGAAAACAATCATTCTACGTCAAACATTGCGAAGCCGCCTTTTATCTCTATTGGTTGATAAACTTCCTTGTAAAGGTCTGGCATTCTGCTCTTTATGGCTCTCATGCACCAACCTGTTGCGGCACACAAGTCATGGTTAGTCAAGTCATCGAGACCCCTCATCTGACTCCACTCCTCGATTATCTCCCACATTTTCACGTACTTAACATTGTTGTTGAAGTAGGTCATGATGTCTCCAGCCATTTCGTTTTTCTCGGCTTCTCCTGCCCAAACCCCCGCACGCACGTCTTGCTTTCCATCAGACCCCAAATCCTTCAAAAGGTAACCGTCAAACCCGTTATCCCTAAAGTATTCCACCAAGGCTTCTCCGTCGGGCCATTCCGGGTAGACATATGCCCCAAGGAATATGGCCGCCTTTAACCACTCCTCGTGATACTCTGACTTATCCTCCGTCTGCCTGTTGTAGATCAGAATCCAGTCGTTACTTACCCACTCGCTCCTTGGCTTGGTGTCTGGGTCCACCTGGCTGTCTCGTTTGTAAAATACAGCGGCAGCAGCGTTTGACTTCTTCTTACCCACCGTGTTTCGTTTGTGGAACTTTACCGGGTCACAGCAAAGGAAGTACTTGTTCATCACCGACGGGTCGGGGGCATAAATTGGTCCCCTTTCTTTTGGGGGGATGTAACCCTCTTCGGCCGTAACAACTGTTCGCCTGTTTCTTTGTTCTTGTGGCGGAAGGTAGGTCATGGTCCAACTTCCCTTGGGATCGTTGTCCACATACACATCCCCACCAAACTTGTCACCCATCCACTTGAAGTTTATCTTGGTGCTGATTGGTGTTCGTGAAAACTTGAGTTCCGATATACGGTCACGCATCTTCTCGATAGGCATACCCATGTCTTTTGGAATCACAGCAAATGCCTGTTTCCAGCTCATTGGGAAGTTCTGCTGCAACTTAATCAGCTTCTGCCACTCACGCTTACGTTCAAAGTAGTCTGCCTGGTTTAGCAGGTACGACTTGGCGCCCTTGGTGATCCACTTGCCCTCGTTCGACATTACCGGTTCCTTGGGGTCATCAATGATGCTTGCGCCGTACTCGTCAATGTATCCCTCCACGGCATAGTACCCGGGCAGGAAGAAGTTGATGAGTCCGGACGGCGTAGTCCCGTTCTCGTTGCGGTCAGAAAAGTGAGAATCGTTTGCAATGTCAAAGAACTGCGCCCCACCCCCCGTGTCCATGTCACCCACTGTAGACGGCATGATGCAGAACCCTCGGATGTTCTCCCCACGCTCAATGGCGGGCTTCATCGTGTTGTACCACCACGTCGGAATGTTTTGGTCCGCTGCCTTCGCATCCGTCTTCTTCGCCGGCTCGTCACGATAAACAAATGCGATTTCCGCCTCACCGTCCGCCGCCTTTTCCGTCGACGGTAGTGGCGTAATGAAGCATTCCATTTGTTCGGGGACGATTCCAGCCCTTGCTGCTGACGCGATTGCTCCTTCATATTGGAAACGCAAACCCTCCTTTGCCTCTATTCGACCACGATAGTGTGGACGGAAAAAGAAAGGAAGTTTGCTTACAGGTGTTTGAATTTGCTTGATAAATATCTTGTTGACCGCCTGGTCCTCGTTCATCGCCTGGATGATAAAGGTCTGGTCGGGCATATTGAGCGTCCCCCACGTGCAGAAGCAACAAGCAATAGCTGTCTTGGCGATACGACGACCGGAAACAAAGTTAATCCCGTGAACGGTTCTCTTTCCCTTGCCAACAGTTACGTTTACGTTGGGCTCCATGAAGTACTCAACCCCCATCTCGTTCATATCCTCCACCACGTTTTTCACGTCCTGGTTTGAGTACTTTGTCTTGACCACTCCGTCCTCACGGTACAATATCTTGTGCTTATAGAACGCGTCCTCTGTGCTGTAGGCGTACATGAACAGGTGGAACATCTTACGTTGGTAGTCCCTGTAGTCTGGTCGGTTGTTGTTTTTACCAAAGTTCTTTACAGTCCAGAAGTTTAGGAAGAAGTAGTTGGCGCCATTTAAGTATACCGGCTTTCCTTTAATGAAACACCAGTAGCCCACGTATCTGCGCTTTATTTGGAGCTTGATCCACTCAATCTCCATGGCGTAGTACTTCTGGTTGGACTCAACCTCCTCGTAGATGTCTTCAAGACGGACGTCTCCTACCTCCTTGTACTTTGACTTGTTGGTAGCGTGTTTTTTATTGAACACGACCTCGTAAATCAACTTTATCTTCTCCGGAATCTCTTGGTATTGAAACTTTTGGTCTTTTGGGGCAATCCCATAACCGTCCACGTATGTGAGCGCCTCTTCCCTTGTAACCTCTCGCTTCAGATGGTGGGAGTACCACTTCTCGAGACGAGGAAGTGGAATACGGATCGTATCCAACTCGTCGTCATCCTCGTGAAAGGAAACGAACTCATCTTCCTCTAAATATTCGTACTTCATGGTATAATACTTTATGGTATAACCTCCGGGAATATTTCCTTCTTCTCACGCCACACCCGCGCATAGTGTTCGGGTTGGATGCCAAGGTTCTCAGCACGTACAGAGAAGGTAATTGCCTTCTGTAGCGTGATGCTAACCTCGTCGTTCATTATCCTGCTACGGGCATCCACAAGGGTCTGCCTCCAACTCTCAAGTCCCGCTTGAAAGTTCTTGTCGTCATTGGACCTGTCCACAGGCTGGGTCAACAGCGCACGTTGCAGGGCGGCTATCCGGATGTCGGCCGTACACATAATCGAGTAGTCCTCCGAGCATTGAAGGCGCGTGAACGTGATGTAACGCTCCACCGCCCAGTCCACATTCATCATGCAGAGCTGGGCGTACCCATTGTCTGGATCCGTGTCATCAACCATAATGTTCAGCTTGTTCAAAGTGTATCGTTTGCGCTGGTTGATGTCCGGATACGCATCCTTAACGGGTGTACCTGGAGCGAACATATATATGAGATATCGAACAACCTTGTCGGCGCTAACCCCCTCTGGAAGGTCGTCAGACCTGTCAAGAATATGGGCTTGGCTGGCCAGGTCCGAGAAACGGTAAGCTACCGCCTCGTCATCCGGGATGCCTTCAATGTTGTAGGATATTTTACTAAAGTCTAATTTTATCATCTTTCGTAAGCCATTATAACCCGTGGCTGGAAACGGACATACTCTGTTGTCTTAGCAAGCGTAGGGTCTAGCTTGGTGGCAAATATGTTTCTGACACAAACAACATCTCCCTTCTTAACCTCGGTATTGGTCCACACCTCTGGGCTTGCGTATTTAGGCACCCTTGCGTTTGGGACAACTACTTCGACCCTACATATGTCGTTGTCTGGAATATAAACGGAGCCATATTTTCTCTCGTTTCCAAGCAGTTTGCCTATAATGTATCCATTCAGACTAAAGATCTCATCACCACGCTTGGCCGCATAAATAGACTTCTTTGAAATTGTCAAATAAACCTTACCGTCAATAATGCACCCTCCCTCTCCTTCTGTAATCATCTCGCGTGTAAACGTGGCATCAAACCAAACGTCATCCCCTTCTACGGCATCGAACTCGCAATCGTAATCCCATCCTTGATAAGACAGATCTTTTACGGCTATTCTTACAATCTTGCCACGCCTTACCGCCTGCTTGTCTTGTATGTTTTCTTTGTCTGGGTCATGCTCTCTTTTTGCTTCGTTGCCCATCACCTCATACTCCTTTAAAAGCTGCTTGTCCTTGTATCCGGATTTTTTCAATGCCTTTACAATGCCAACCATTTCATCGTCATCCACCTCGGAAATATAGTTTTTAATCTTGTTTACGATCTTCAGCTTGCCCCCATTAAAGTCAATCTCGTCCTCGGTCAAGGAATGAAGTTCAATAATACACTCGCCGTTAATTAAACGAATTTTGTTTAGGTCTATTCCGCTCAGATTCATTGTGATAGCATTTTGTTTTTGTAGATCTCAAACAATTTCTTTTGGGTCTCAAAATTCTTTTTACCCACAGGCATCTTCCTTTTTATCTTGTTTACACCGCGACGCAAAGAGGAGTATGTCCCAAACAGATTTACGGCGTCCCAGTCTCCCATCAGTCGCTCAATCTGTTTCATATCCGTTTCCTCTCTATCGATGTAGTATTCATACACCTCTATGATTTTGAGGTAGTTATTTTTTGTCTTTGTCCTTATCATAGTGCTCCTTCAGTTTTTGAAAGTATACAGAGCGACGTATCCTAGTCTCGACCTGCGTCTTGGTCATGTCACTTAAAGTTTCCTTGTACCTAAATATCGCCTTCTCAACCTGGTCCAACTCGTCAGAGGTTATGGCCGGGTTGCAATACAGCAGACTTCGGCGAGCAGAGGTGGCCATGGGTGTAAATATCTTCATCACCTCATAGATCTCGATCTTGTCTTCTATCATCTGGTTAAGCATGGCTACCGCCCTCTTCCAGTTCTGTACGTTACTCATACACCATCACGATATATCGCTGATGCACAGAGTATTCTGTAACATCTTGCAGTTCAACCTTGTCTATCTTTCCAACAATGCAAACGCGTTGGCCAACTTGAAAATCACAAAAGTTTCCAACGCTGGTTATCACGGCGTCAATTTGATTGTTTTTTCTGTCTTGTATTTCAACAAATACCCGGTGGTCGGGAGGAAATAACTTACTCATGCCGCAAATATACTCAAAAACAACACAGTGTCAAGTTCTTGCTTGGAAATAAGACTAAACAGCGTAAATTTGCTCTATGTTTATCGTTTCAATCCTGTTGGTTATATCATCCCTTGCGTTCATGATCAAGAACTCCATATACGGCTGTGGCAAAAGATGTTACAAGACTCGAAAGGAGGCACAGGAACACTGTGACTACGACCAGCAGGTCTATATGTGCTGGGACTGTGAAACCTGGCACATAAAAAATAACGAAGAAAATACTTGACAACCTCGCGTGGTTGTTTTATGTTTGCCCAATATTTCACTCCTCGTTTGCTAAAGAACCACAGTAAACGAGGGTTGGAAGGTAATGAATTGCTCTTACCAACCCAAAGGCTCGCAAAGTGGTTCTTGCGAGCTTTTTTTATTTTATGAACACAGGACAGATAGTTAAAACGAGGAACGTCCCATACGCGATGGTTCCCTCGGAATTTCTTAGAAGCAAGTCTGTAAGCCTAAAGGCTAAAGGACTTTTATCGTTTTTGTTATCCCTGCCCACGGACTGGGTGATATACAAAAGTAAACTTACCGATTATTTTTTAGACGGAAAGGATTCAATATCAAGCGCTTGGGATGAGTTGGAGGCCTTGGGTTACATACACTCTGTCCGCATTGTCGAAGGAAACGGCTTGTCAAGGGGTTTCAATTACGTCGTGTATTACGAGCCTACGGAAAGCGGGTTACCGGAAAGCGGATTAACGGAAAGCGGAAAACCCGATATCCGAAAACCCGCCACTACATATATAGATAATACAAAGAAAGAAATAACATACAAATACTCTTTCGAGCTTTTTTGGTTGGGGTATGACAAAAAAGTAGACAAGAAACAAGCCCTTGCTGTTTGGAACAAACTATCTGAAGAGGACCGGATATTAGCCGTGGAAGGCATGGGTAACCACAAGAATGGGCGCGAGCGAAAATATTGGAAGGACCCGGTAAGATACCTTCGCGACAGGAGATGGGAAGACGAAACACAAACGAAAACAACAAAACAAACACCTATTCAAGATGACAGCAATACATGGTAAGGTATCAATCTACAAAGACTTCAACGACCTGCAAGGACACCAGGTTACTGTGCTGGGCGCACTTGAACGAATTCGGACTGGAAAGTCAAAGGTACTTGTCCAGCAGGCGCGGGAAGCCAAGACCAAGAAAGAGGCCGACGAGTTAAAAAAGAAATTACCTGCGGTTTGTTTCAGTGGCGTTTTCAATAAGCGCAAGGACTCTGAGCTTGTTGAACACTCCGGGTACATCGTGCTTGATTTCGATAATGTCCCAAATATCACCCAAAAGAGAAACGAATTGTCACTTATAAGTTACATTACAGCTGTTTGGGTATCGCCTTCCGGAAAGGGGCTGAAGGCTTTGGTCGAAATTGAGTGGAAAACCAAACATAAAGAGCATTTTGATGCCTTAATGGTGGAATTTCCAGACATCGACAAGACGGGTAGGAACGTTTCTCGTCTCTGCTTTGAGTCGTATGATTCCGACCTGTACTACAATCCAAGCGCGGATGTTTATTCCAAATTACCGGTGAAAAAGGAGGACCGCAGGTTGCCACAAAGCACAACCACGGAAACCATTAACGACGACGACAAGATTTTTAACAACCTCTTGACATGGATGACGTCCAAGGGTGACGCGTTCCGCGAGGGTGAAAGGAACCACTTCGTCTTCAAGTTGGCCGCAAGCTGCTGCCGGTTTGGGATGCTTGAGGAGACCTGCTACAACATGATGATGACATACGTTGTCCCCGACGCTAGTTTCAGTCAACGAGAGTGCAGACAGGCTATTCGTAGCGCGTATAGGGCCAACATGAACCAGTGGAACACAGCCGAGTTCACCAAGGACCAGTTGGTTAGCAAGAGTAACCGACTGGAGGTTGACATCGTAATCTCCGCAGAAGATGCGGCGAATATTGCGGCGAATGACGTGATTTATGCGGAGGAGGTTATAGAACAGGCGTCCGACATTTACCTCCACGGGTACAGGGCAGCTCAACCGTTAGGGGTCCCACAACTTGACAAACACTTCAAACGCGTCAAGGGTGACTTAACAATTGTTTCCGGAATTGGAAACTATGGCAAGTCCTCGTTTATGAAGTGGGAGATGATATTCCGCATAGTCAGATTTGGAGAGAAGGTCGCCATCTTTACTCCAGAGGAATTACCTGCTGAGCAGTTCTACCATGACCTTGTGGAGATCTACTTTGGGAAGGACTGTACACCCAATAACCCCAATCGTCCGTCATACGACACGTACATGAAGGTGTACAAGATGGTTGGGGAACACATCTTCATGGTGTACCCCAAGAGTGTAAGCCCTACCCCCGAATACGTCAAGGAGGTGTTCCTTACCCTCATCGTCAAGCACGGAGTGGAACGAGTTGTCATCGACCCGTTCAACCAGATGGCCAACGACTACACCAAGGGCGGTGGACGCAGCGACAAGTATTTGGAGACGTTCCTGTCCGACTGCACCCGGTTCGCACGAAAGAACAACGTATACTTCGACATCGTGGTCCACCCGCACAAGATGCGAAAGGGGGACGACGGAAACTACCCGTGCCCGGAGGTGTTTGACCTTGCAGACGGTGCGATGTGGAACAACAAGGCCGACAACATCCTCATATACCACCGCCCGTTTGCTCAGACCGCCCCAGAAAGCCCTATCTGTGAGTTTCACAGTAAGAAGATCCGCCGGCAAAAGATCGTGGGCATAAAGGGCTTCTTTGAGTTCCAGCTACAGAGGAACACTCGTAGGTTTACCTTTGACAACGTTGACTACCTGCAACAGGCCATTGACGGCAGGTACGTACAGGCCACAATGGAGGAACCAAAGCCGTCGGTTATTAAGCCAAACAGGAGTTGGACGGATTCCAAAGAGGTGAAGGAATGGAACGAAGACGTCGGGCACCCTAACGGGTATAAGGAGGCTTGGGAATGACGAAAAATGACAACTAGGGTATAATTTTAACTATTTTTTTCTTGCACTAAAGCAACACATATGCTACATTTGCAGATATAACCAATTAATTAATCAAAAAAATCTATGGGATTAAATCAAGGTGGTTCATCAAACCGTACTTACCTTAGTATTTCTAACGGTAAGATTGCCAAGCGTGTCGCAGAAGGCACAGCCGGCTCAATCAAGTGTAACAGTAAAGACGGCACCAAGGTTTGGTTCGAGGAGCGCTACACGTCTCTTTCGGGCTACATCACGGACGTGTTCAAGCGCGTGTCCGAACAGGGTTACGGCGACCAGCTGTGCGTTGTTCTAAAGGACGGCGACAACGAGTACCAGATCCAGATGCCGTGGAGTTCACGCTACTCTTCTGGATTCTTTTTGTCAATGCCTAACATCGACGCCGGCAAGGAGATTACCCTTACCCCGTGGTCAAAAGAAATTGACGGCAAGACTCGCACAATGTTGTATCTCCGCCATGGGCAGGAGGACATCAAGTGGGGCTGGACCAAGGACAACCCCGGCAACATGCCGGAAATGAAGCAGATCAAGGTAAAGGGACAGGTTGTGTGGGACGACTCAGAGCGCCAAGAGTTCTTTGAGAAGCACCTCAACGACATCTTCCTGCCACAAATTAAGTTGGTGGGGGCTGTAAAAAAACTAGACTCTCACGCTCCGTCTTTGCCAAACGATTTTGACGACGACGGTTTACCATTCTAACCTTAACCAGAAGTCGTGGCGGTGGATAAATGCAAGCGAAGCCGCCACGGCTTTAACCTAAACGAAATGAGATACACATTCAAAGACCTGGTAGACATGGTGCCCACATCCCGTAGGGCTGAGTTTACCAAAATATACGAGTACCTACACAAGGTAGACGACGCACAAGAAAACGAGCTACTTGAAAAGGTGGGCAGGCACTTTAGCGTTCCCGTGGCGTCAATAAAGGGAGACAAAAAGATTAGAGACGTTGTACTCGCCCGGCAGATGTTTATGACCACTGTAAAGGTGTGCAGCACAAAAAGCCTTGCCGAGGTTGCTAGGCTTATTGACAAGGACCACGCAACGGTATGTCACGCGCTGAAGACCATGAAGGCCGACTACGAATACAACGCCGTACGTCGCAACCAGATACGTCACTTTATTGCCGACCTACAGCCATCACAACAAGAACTATTATTAGACTTTTTCAATGAACGGAATCCCAATATCCTTGCCGCCTACGCCGTCCAACCGGAGCGAGTTACAGCACCTGCGCAAGCTGAGGCATAAGATACTTAAAGAGGATGCCAAGTACCCCAAAAAAAAGGGTGTGTACAAACCCCCGGGTAAGTACAGGAGAGATTATTTCCTTATGAGGCTAGTAAACAAAAGATTATACGAAATAACGGGTAACGATATGTACCTTTGGCTTAGTGGAGATTACAACGAACTTAAAAAAATAGAAGATGGGCAGAATTGAGATAAGAGACGCAAAGCGCACAATTGACGGTAGAAAGATTAACGCATACCGAGTTAAGACAATCGCAGAGAATGACGAAACCTTGCAGATATCTGAGGTGTTAAACACCCCGGAAGCAGTGCAGGTTCACATAAAGGCAATGGCATACGCATGGAAAAGCGAAGGTGATTGCGAAGTAGTGGACTGTACGTATCGAGGTAAGTTTGCAGGTAAAACAATAATCTTGACCCTAATTGACAGGATAAAGTTTAATGTAGTTTGACGCTGTTTTACGATGAACGTAATAGAGGCATACAGGTACGAATGTTACAAGTGGGATAGCCATGGGATAGAGATGTGTAAGTATATTTGCGTCCCTGTAACCCTGCTTGTGGTTCGTTACAAAAAAGAAACCCAAACACATCTAATATTTTGGAATTAAAAAAGTCATTTATCCGTCACATGTTGGAGTTTCCCAACATCACGCTCACCTCATTCCTAATCGCATTTTTTATTGCCTTTGCACTTTCTATTGTGCAGAAAAACTATGCAAGTGCGTTGGGATGTTTCCTAACGATCGCTGCGATCCTGCCTATAAAGTACATGGCATGGAAGAGACAGCCGGTGCAAGAAAATAAAAAGCAAAAAGTCATCGTAATCAAAAGAAAATGAGCAAACTAAAATGTTTGTCGATACATTTGCGAAGTTGCGTTGTTGTGGCGCAAGTTCAGTTTGTTTTAATCATTTCGTTTGTGTGAACCGCTCCTAACAAGGGGCGGTTTTTTTTCGGTGATAGTGATTATATTTGTAACATATCAACTGAATGAAAAATAATGTACAAAGCTATCTGAAGATTCTCAACGACACTCGAGACATCAGTCAAAACAAGAAAATTGATTTAGAGTGGGAGAATATAAGTACCGGGGCTACGTTAGAGTCTTTCAAACGAGCATTCCTTGCATGGAAGAAAAAGAACGGCTCAAAGATGGTCAAGAAGGCCAAGGTTAATCCAGGAACAGTAATGGGTGCGTTTCAGCAGATCGTTAAAGAGCTGGTTCCGGACAACAACCCGCTAGCGCTTCCCGAATCAAAAGAAAGGGAATGGAAACCATATAAATTACCTGTAAACCACAATGATATCCTTTTTCTTACCGACATTCACGTACCATACCACAACATTCCTGCGCTCACAGCGGCGCTCAAGTACGGGCTCGAAAACGAGGTCAACACCGTCTACATCAACGGGGACCTCATTGATTTCTATGCCATTAGCCGTTTTCAAAAGGATCCTCGCAAGCGCGACCTTGCGTCTGAGATCTACATGGCGCGGGAGTTCCTCTACACGCTGCGGAAACTGTTCCCTACACAGGCAATATACTTCAAGGCAGGAAACCACGACATCCGATGGGACCACTACCTAATCAACAACGCGTCTGACCTTGTAGGTATTGAGGAGTTTTCGCTGGAGTCCATCCTGCACCTCAAGCAGCTCAACATCACGTTCATCCCAGACAAGCAGCTTGTTCAAATGGGTAAGTTAATTGCCGTACACGGCCACGAGTTTGGACAAAGTATGTTCAGCCCGGTAAACATCGCTCGCGGTCTTTATCTACGCGCTAAGGACAACGCGATCTGCGGACATCACCACCAGACATCGGAGCATACGGAACCCAACATCAACGGCAAAGTGACAACCTGCTGGTCGGTAGCTTGCCTGTGCGAACTACACCCAGACTACATGCCAATCAACAAGTTTACACACGGGTTCGCACACATCAAAGCGTTTGATAATGATGAGTTTGAGGTTATGAACTACCGCATAGTAAACGGTAAGATTAAGTAACCACTCGTAACATTTTTGTGCCCGTTTTTGTTACAACGGGTGTCAAAATTTTTCTGTATTTTGCAGTATGGAGAACCCGAGGATCAGATACAGGAAGTTGGGCAGGGAAAAGGCTAGGGGCCTTTACCATGAGGACGGATTGATTGAGATTGATCCTCGGCTCCCTGCAAAGGAGCACCTGGAGGTCATTATCCACGAATATCTTCACCACGAGTTCAAGCACTGGGACGAGGAGTATGTTCAAGAATACGGGGTAAAAATATCCGAGTTCCTTTGGGCGTTGGGTTACAGACGAGTAAATTTGGACTGATATGTTGAGAGTCGTGCTTCCCATAGTTGTTGACACCGACGAGAAGAGGGTCGCGGATCTGGTGGGTGTAACGCCGGACAAGTACGAGTGTGAGCCGGCTATATTCTACAGGATAGACAACGTGCGTCCGTACCAGAACTACAAGAACCTTTGCATGGTTAGTTCCGGGGGAGACGACTTTATCGTAGGGCTTTCAATGGAACAGGTGGACGACATCATCATGAGCGACGTGAGTTTCATGTTTAGCGCAAATTAAAGTTAAATTTCTTGCTATTTGCCATGCGTGTTGTATTTTAGCCACCTAAATAAACGAAATGAACGATCTCGAAAGAAAGAAACGGCTGATTGTGACTGCCTTGGCCTCACAACAGATCTACGCGCAGTGTCACGACGAGTGTGTGGACCTAAACTTCTTCAAGCACGACTTGAGGATGTTCTCAAAGAACCTTATCACCAAGCTGGAACGTGAGCTTATGCCCATGTTCAAGGTCATGGGGGACGTGGAGGGCGGAGACGCCTACCTAAACGCGGTTGATCTGATGGAGGTCACCCTCCAGAACCTAGCAACGCTGCCCGTGGAGTACTGGGCACTGGTAAACATTGGAATACACGACATAAAACGACAAATTGATGAAAAAAACCAAGCAGGGGCTGATGGAATACCTAGCGGAACAGCTCCAGACAACGAATCAAGCGACGAAGGAGAGGGTGATGGAGGTGGTGTTGAAGCACCTGCCGACGTTAAAGAAGATGAGGCAGGAGGAGATTCAAAGCCTTCTAAAAAAGTGCGAAAATGACCTTCGCTCCACACCCGATACCGGTAGTAACCCCGCTGGGTGACGGATACATCCTTTACATTACCCCCGGGGGCATGCTGGAGAATGACGAGATAACCGTTGTCCTCTTAAAGGGAGGGGAAATCAAGCACTTTACTAGCGACCAAGTCCGAGTTTGGAAAAATTCAACCTACGAGATACATGAACAACTACGTAATAACGGTTTGGGACGGCGATAAGCTGGTCCACAACGCAAAGGCAAAGGCCAAGACCCCCGATCTGGCCAAGTCTAAGGCACTCAACGACTGCTGGAAGCTGGATAAAATGATGGGAACTGAACGAGACTGGTACAAATACAGATGGGACATACAAGCGACAATAAGCCGATAAAACACGCATCAGACCTGCTCAACGAGGTGGTCATGGACATGATCATGCGTGAGAAGAGGGGTTACTCCGAGTACAAGCATACGATGGACCGGAATGACTTAACTCAGAAGGAGTGGCTCCAACACGCATACGAGGAGGCGCTTGACCTTGCGTTGTATCTGAAAAAGATTATGAAGGTTCAAGAGGTCCCTGCAACCCCGGCAACTAGTGTCACGTTTACTGGAACCTCATCCGCAGGAGTTACTACAGTCACAAATATTTGTGACAAGCTGTGACAAATGTTTTATATTTGTTGCATGAAAAAATGTAGCAAATGCAAAACAGAAAAACCGCTATCAGAATTTTACAATTCAAAAAGCGGGGAACACGGAAAACATCATTATTGTAAAGTTTGCCATTCAAAACTTGCCAAACGATGCTATAGTCATGAAAAATCATCGAAAAGACAAGTTTTTAGGAGATACGGTTTGTCATTGGAAGATGTAGACAAAATGTTTTTATCGCAAGATAAAAAATGCAAAATATGTCAAACTCAAAATACAAAAATACTGGTTCATGGAGGACTATATGTAGATCATTGCCATGAATCTGGAAAAGTTAGAGGATTGCTTTGCAGAGATTGTAATATGATGCTAGGTCTTTGTAAAGACAAAACGGATATTTTATATAATGCGATTGTTTATTTAAATAAAAACAACTAGGTGGCGAAATTGGTAAACGCGGATACGGTCAGCACCGTAAAGAATAGCCTTAAAGACCGTGTATACAGGTGCTATGCAAGTTCGAATCTTGCCCTAGTTGCCGTTCCAGACGCAGCAATAAGAATGACGGACGTGTTGCGTTAGTTGGATGTCCGTACCTACACGTTATGGGTCGAACTGGGTAAAACAATTACTCGAAGAAACGTAAAAAATCGTGACGGCTCGGAAAGACGAGCAACATAGTCAGGTAATGCGTAATGTGGAAACGGCTATCACATCCTGAAAACACCACGGTCCATAACCATTTGGACGCGAGAAGTAATAGGGTTGCATCGTTGTGAGTTCGAGTCTCACCCTGACTACTAAACAAACGAAATAAACGAAATGAAAAAGAAAACAAGCTACACAATCTTTGCCTTTGAACCCGGCACAGAGGTCTACGCCATATCGATATGGTACGACAACTCACGTCCTACCGACCACCTAGCAATCTACAAGGCCAAGGTAGCCTCGTGGAGCTACGATGCGGAGGAGAATGACGTTTTATACTACCTTGAGAGTCCAAGAGACGGCAAATGGTGGGGAGATTCAATTAAGGGGGAGTATGTATCCGACAACTTCAACGATCTTCTTACTTACGCTAAAGAACTCTGGAGAAATGAAACGGAAATATAACTTCTTCAACAGCCTGGAGTTTGAACGCCTCGTGCCGTACCTGGTGCTCCTACTAATCTACGCAGCAATAATCGCAATACTATACGCAATATGATCGAGCCAAAGGAATACAAGAACTACCTAGAGCTACTGCTTGACCTGTACCCAGAGGACGAGTTCCTCATCGCGGACGGTTTTGACGACGCCGTGATCGGTGTCGACTACGGCTCTTCCCGCCTAATCTACTCGTGCAAGAAGTGCCTGGAGATCCTCATCGACGTGGAGGGCATGGACCCGCAAGACGCCATCGAGCACTTCCAGTACAACGTAGCCGGTGGTTACGTGGGCGAGAAGACACCAATCTGGTGCGAAGACAGCTACGAGCTATAAAAAAAGCCGGCTATCACCCCGGCTTAATCGTAACACAACGGTTGCCACTACACAACCCGTGCATCCTTAGCAGTCCCACTTGCGAAGAGCTAACGCCTTCCGGGTGGGCTTGCCATTTCTTTCCATAGGACCAGGCATGCCGCCCATCCTTGCACAGAACGACTTGCGCCGTGCAGCAGACTTGGGAGACTTCTTGGCCTGCTTAGCAGACACCGGTGGCTTCAACGTGCCTCCAGTCTCTCGCTTATACGAGGCCCGGCCCTTAGCGTTCAAGCCTCCCTTAGGGTTCTTACCCTCCTTCCTTTGCCATGCAGGTGACTTTGCCATGTTATTTCTTTTTAGCGGTCTTTTTTGACTTGATGAAGTCACTCTTCTTAGGCGCACCAGGTGACCCCGGCTTCCTCATAGACTCACCAGATCCAGCAGCAATCCTCTTGCGCTTGGCGTTGATGTTTGCGTATAGTCCTGCCTTTGCTTTCATCCCTGTCCCCTTGTTGGTTTCACGTTCTTATCTTTTGGCGACCGGCGCTTCAACGCCTTGCCGTCCCTTCTCTTTCCAAAGGTCTGCTTGACCCCGTTTCCTAGCGACTTTGCCATGTTACTTTCCTAAATATTCTGGTCTAGGTGGACCAACAAACGTCTTCTTCGTCGAGGGTACAAACGCCTTGCTGCGCTTCTTCTCAAAGTCCTTGGCACGTTCGTCAGCCTGCTTCTTAGTCATCACCTCGTTCTTTTCGCCCTTAGCGCCCTTGTTACGACCTGTAGACCCGCTACCCTCGCCAGACTGACGGGTAGGACCGTCTCCTCCAGCTGTAGCGGCACACTCCTTACCCTTCTCACAGCCAACCTCCACGTTGTCCGGGTTCTTGGAAGCCTCGTCCTTACGTCTCTTTCCCTTTAAAAACTGACTAACGCCACTCATCCCGTATGCGTTGTCTCTATAGTCCTGTGATGCGTACATGTGCCTTTTTTTTACAAATATATGCAAGTTCGTCTATTATCCAAATTCTAGACATTCCTAGACATTTTTAGACATTTCGTTGACCGGTTAGGGTTGGGGTCCCCCCCTAGTCCCCCCCGCCGCAAAAATTTTCCCGAAGTCGATATGGCAAAGGGGGTGGGGTCGATATTGTTCCACGTGGAACATTGGCTGCCTGTCTCGCCCGCCTGCCCGCCTAGGCTAGAGAGACAGCAAAGTATTACGCACATACATACTACAGCCTGTATTGGTCTCCGCTCGGTGGACAAAGTAGACTAACACATTGATAGTCAGTGCGTTAACGTAAGAACATCTAGTGTGTGCTGTATTTGCGTCGGTTATCTATACGAATTGCCCCTGCTCGGGCTGTATTTAACTTATCATTAACACCCTCCTCCGCGTCTAGCCTGTAGCCCTCGGGCAGGCCTACTCTTGCACTCCTACAGGCTGCGGTGAATGCGTAACGTGCTGCATGTCAGTGCATTAGAGACCATTTGCCTTGGATTATACCCTTATTTAGAACCATTCTGAATAGCATTTTGAGGGGGCATAGAGGCATTATCTCGGGCTCGGATGTATGTAGATACCACCACAGGCGAGAAAGTCGATTTAAAGCATTTTCCGTGTGTTTTCGGGGCATGCAGGAGGCGTGCTCTTCTTGGTTGGGGTAACCCGAGGTTTGTAGGCTCAATGTGCGGGCGTGCACGAGGTGTTTATGTGCTCCCCTACCTATTGGCGCTGTATGTCCCCTACCTAGTATCCTATGTGGATCTATAGAGGCAGCGAGGCATTCCGGCGCTGAGCCCATGTAACACGATGAAAACCAATAAGTTGTGGGGGACTTCCCCAAATATAGGGTATAACAGCCACATATACAAGAATTCCCTTAACTTTTTTGTCCACTGATTATCAACACGTTACATTAAAAACATTGTGTATTGACATATAAATTGTTAACGACTTGTTAAAGTCGAGAATGCAGCACAACGACCCCCCCATATTTGCAGTGTCAAAAGGGAACAGCGGTTCCTGCCGAGTGTGAAACAAAGTGTTCCACGAAGCATTGAAGGTGTGAAAAGCACCAACAACAGGAAATGAGGTTAAGCGGGTGGTAGTTCTCATATCCGCGCTCTAAACTAACTGAGAAGGTAAGCGCAAGCCTACTGAGTGCAAGGGTGTCTAGAGTCAATAGGACTCGAGTCGCGGCTCGTTAAATCACAAGTTCTTTGTTTACTGCAACCGATGTCGACCGCATGTGAAGGTGCATGTGGGTCGAATGGCAACTATAGCAACGGCAGGCGCTACGCTCCGCAAGGTGTGTACGGGGTTCGAGTCCCCGCGTTGTTCTAAACTTAATACACAACACAACATGACAACACAAGAGTTCATCCAACAGCTAGCAAAAATGCCTGTTTCAGACTTCAAAAACAAGACAATCTACTTCGCGAACGGCTTGGAAATAAGCTACAACGTGAAGTTGGCCGAGTGGCAAGGTGATTTGCCCCTGCAAATGATTGTAATAGTGGGTAACAGGGGCTCGTATGTAATGACATGGGGCGCTGAGACTGAACAGGACAATGGGCAGCTAGCACATATGTGGCGCACGCTAGAAAGAAGGGCAATGGAGGCCGCTTCTACACGTAAGCAAGACGAAGGGCAGGAAGGCTACCGCTTACTCATGAAGGGGCTATAATAGACAGGCATGGTGCTCGGAGGGGCTCGTTTCCCCTCCCTGTCTCTAATTTTATAACAATTTATTTCAACACATTATGAACAACAATTTCAACCTCGACAGCATGCTGTCAAACATCGCCACAGGCGCTAAGACAATCGAAACCCTCCAAGCTACAGGCCTCGATTGGCACGTAAACAAGGTACAACTCTACACCCCCGACGGGACGCCTGTAGACAGCGCGTGGGCTAATCAACGGGCCGACAACGGGGCTGTGCTAGGCGTAATGTCCGAGCAATACGCGGTGTTTCAGAACGAGGAATTGGCTGAGCTGTGCGAGGCCATTGCAGGCGAGTTTGGCTACCGCATACACAAGGGCGGCGCTCTGAACGGCGGCAAGAAGGTATACCTGCAATTGTCCGCAGGCAGCGTGGAGGGCATAGGCGACAACAACGACCGCGTAGAAAAGTACGTGACCGCTCTCAACTCATTCGACGGCAGCAGCAGCGTGTGCTTCGGGTCGCTAGGGTACACGATTAGCTGTCAGAACACCTTCTACAGGGCAGCCCGCGACAAGGCCATGAGCCGTGTGCGCCACACCTCTAGCATGCGTGAACGTATCGAAGCGGCCAAGCAGCAAATTCTCAGCATTGTGAAGGCCGACGAGAGCCTGTACGACACCTTCTTCAAAATGGCCAACGCTCAGATGACCCCCGACATTATTCGGAACGTGGTGCAGCAGTTGACCGACGTCGACATCACCAAGACTGAGAAGTCGATACGTGCCGACCACAGCGCACGCAAGTTCAACATCGCAAGCGACCTGCTCGACAGCATACGCCGCGAGACTTCATACAAGGGCGGCTCGTTGTGGGGCTTGATGTCGGGTGTGACTCACTACACCACTCACAAGGCCTCCGCTCCTAACCGCGAGAACGGCCGTATCGAGGCTAAGATGACAGGACAGGCAGGCGCCATGGACGCACAGGCCTTCGACATCCTAGCGAAAATCGTAGCCTAACGGCACGCAGGCAGGCATGGTGCTAGGGCGGGTTCGACTCCCGCCCCTGTCTCTAACTCATAACACAATACAACAATGGCAAACATGTGCTACAATTTCGTTACCTGCACAGGAAGTGCGGCTAACATCACAAAGTTCAAGAAGGTTCTACAGGACGGCATAGAGTATATGCGCACCCAACTGCACGCGACGTCGCTAGGCGTAGACATCGAGGAGGGCTACTTCTTCGACATCTACATCAACGAACAGACGTGCCCTACCGAGCTGTCGTTCTCATACGAGACCAAGTGGGCACCCAACCTCAAGGACCTAGCGAACGTGGCCAAGAAGGCCAAGCTAGGCATGGTGTGCGACTATTCCGAGTGCGGCTTCGATATCTACGGCAAGGCCACAATCGACAAGCACGGCTTCTACCTAGACGACGAGGTGCCCGCTGCGTTCCTAGAGCTCATCGAGTACGACGAGGACGGGTGGTACACGTACAACGGCGTAGAGCACGAGACTATCGGCGACGCAATCGACGAGCACTACGAAGAGTGGAAGTCGCAGCAAACAAGCTAGGCATGGTGGCCATGGAGGGGCTCGACTCCCCTCCCTAGCTCTAATCAATACAACACAACATGAACAAACAAAAAAGAGACGTCCTAGTGAACGTCATCCAAGCCTACCGCGAGCACATCTTCAAGCTAGAGAACGCGGGCATTAAAATCGAATACGCGGCAGTCGATAAACTGCTCGCAGGACTACAAACCCACCTAAAATAACAAGCCATGACAAAGGAACAAATCGACCAATTGGTCAGCGACGAAATCAGCAACTTCATTGAGTATTGGACATCGAATGAAGCCGAGCGAGAGCAAATGCACTCCTGTCTACAGGACTACATGAAAGAGGTATACGAAACACCAACCTATCAACACAGCAAATGAAAAAAGCAATCATCCTATTGGCCGTGGCCGCAGCAATGCTGTGGCTCGGCTCTTCCCTAGACAAGGAAGTACTGCTGCACGAGTGCGTACAGCAAACCGACGGCAGCGACCTCGCATGCGACAGCTGCTACTACATCATCTACGGGGCATATCCAACCCATTAAAATAACCGGTATGAAACACATAGAAGACACCACCGAAAGTATCAAGGCTGCTGTGCCTGCGGGCTTCAGCGTACACGAGTTCGCCATGGCAGTTGCCCGCACGCTAGTCGATGAGTATGGCGAGCACAACATCGAGCGGTTCATTAACACACTAACAAACGAGCTAAACACACAGCACCATGACTAACACACACCTAAACGTCAACACGCAAAGAGAACTGAATGGACTCAAGATTATCGAAGTAGGCCGCACCTCAATTAAACTAGAGAACGGCATCCGCATACACCTATGCGAAGACGAAATCAAACACCTCAACAACGAATACTAAACACAACACAACACAACAACATGACAACACAACAGCAACAAATCGTGGACCTGCTTATTGCCGAGTTCAACAAATCAAACAAGCCAAAACCTACAGGCTTCGCCCGAATAGCGGAGGCTACCTCAGAGATTGACGCATGGCTACAACTCAAGAAACGGGTAATGATTGCCAACGATGCTTGGGACGACGCGCGTGATGAACGAATACACGAGGACTTCGACTCATTGAAAGAGCAAATCGAGTCAGCAGGTATACCCGTATCCATTCAAGCGGAGGACGGGCGTATAGAACTTAACTGCAATGGTCATCATGTAGACGAGAGAATTACGATACGCTACAGGTTCAACTACAAGTTTCACAAGCCCAAGTTTAACAACGACAGCGTTAACGAATACGAAGGGATACACATCGAATGGCACGGGCTTTATTTCAAAGACATCGAACACCTGTTTCAAAGTGAAACATTCTTCACGCTATGGACTCAGCTAGTAAACAAATCAATCTTAATACACGGACGCAAATGAGAAAGATAACACAACAGGCCGTACAGGCCTTTGAAGAAGCCCGCCCGTTCAAGAGCGGCAACACGCAGGTAGAAGTACTACCCAACGTCACAATCATGAAACTATTCGGCAACCCGATCGCCTACCGGTATAACGACCCAGAGCGCACGCTGAGCATAACCAACTGCGGTTGGCAGTCGGACACCACCAAGGAACGACTCAACGGCCTAGAGGGCGTGCGAATAAGCCAAGCAAAGGGGCTGTGGTATCTAAACGGCAGCCAATGGGACGGCAAACTAATCGACATCAAGTAACAACACAACACAACACACACAACAACATGAAAATCTTATTCTTCGCGGCTGCTCTAGTCGCACAGCACTGCGCCGAGACGCGCTTCAAGGAAATGCAGGACGACGGCACAATCGTTTACGAAGGGGAGGACGAGGACACAGGCAAGGCCATGTACACTATCTTCCTGCCCGACACAACAATCGAGTACGCGTACGAGGCCGAGGCCATGCAGTACATCAAGACGGGAACATTTCAATACAACGACTTCTTAAAATAACAACACAGCTATGAACAACGGAATCAAACCATTCGAGGTTGTAGAAGGCAACCTCAAGGCAGTAAAGGACACAAACGACTTTGGAGGCTGCAATATGTGGCAGCTATACATCAAGTCGACTCGCGGCTATTACGAACGGGTTCAATGGATGAGCGTATACAACATCCAAGATTTATTCAACACGAAACTTCCCGTGTACGAAGACAAGAGCAGCCGCAGCACTCAATACAAACTAGCACAATAAACACAACAACAACATGGACAGACACGAAAAACTCAGAAGGTACGACAACATCATGGCGGTGCTCGTCGTAATCGCAGTAGCTGCAATGCTGCTCACATCATGCACAACTCATCGCGGCTCATACAAGAGCAGGGCACCGGTAAAGACTCCCGAGAATTGGAGCAACGCCCCAAGCCGTGAATGCGGTTGGGCCTATTAACACTCATTAACAAGCGGGGGCAATGTGCGGTATGTATATTGCCCTCGCATTTAAACAACACAACATCATGAAAGACATCACACAATTCAACCATTGGGGCTTTGCCGAATGGGTACAGCAAGCCTGCGAAGAGCAGCCAAACCAAACGCTAAACATCAAGGTGCACTACGACGACGACAACGAGTGCTACTACATCGACCTGCACAACGCTGACTACCTAGACGAGTCCGACGCACTAGAGTCCTTCCACTACATGGACGTGCCGGAGATTCAGCACGACGTAGCTGAGGCCATGAATCAATTTCCAATCAACATAAACCTTATTCGCAATGACAATGAGTAAACAACATGAACTGCTGACTAACCTAGCCAACGCAGTAAACGACATTCAGAACGAAATCATGCTCGCATGGAAAGCCGTGATGCTGTACGAAGAGCAGCTACGCAACAGCAACGTGTACGAGGCGAGCGAAGAGGTCCTGCACCAACTGATTTCCGACGAGAAGTTCAAGATTAAAATCCTCACACAGGTACTAGACAAACTATTCCCAACCGAAAACAACAACGACAATGATTTACCATAACTACGACAGCTACAAGCTAAGCAACCCCGACGACGACGGGCACTACACCGAGGACAACAAGCCTCGCATCGAGACCTCAATCTACTTCAAGTTCAGAGCGCAGCACAGCAGGCGCTGGTTCTACGGAATGATTACCACCTCCGGTCATGAAGTCAGAGTGTGGGACTTCGGTGGAATCAGAACGATAGACGTGGACGAACTAGAGCCCTATGCCGAGGACGCACAGGACGAAATCGACCGCATCAAGTTGCACTACACAGACTTCGAGCACATCACCATGCAGGAGTTCTATGCGGAGTTCGAGCAGGCCCATACAAAAATCCTAAACCTAGTAAATCGTGAGACACTTTATTGACACCATAGCATTTCACCTCATGATGTGGCTACTCAAAGACGTAGGCAAATGATACTAGACTACCGCGCAGGCGACGACATCGTTTGCATCAGAGACCACTCACAAGGAATCGTCAAGAAGGGGGACGTGTTCACAGCTGTTCAACTCGAAAGGAACGGCTGTGGATGCACCATCCTTGTCGACGTTGGAATTAAATCTGACAGGCCGTTCACTAGATGTCCCGCCTGTGGAATGAACGACGAGAAGACCGACGACGTTTGGTGGTTCGATGCTCGTTTGTTCCGGAGACTGCTAACCCGATCGCAAGAGGAAGACCTCGCAAACGTGCTCGCGGAAGTCCTTAATGAAGAGCTAATTAGCCTTAATTAACATACGATAACAGCACAATCAACATGTATAACTATATTTGCAAAACCAATGGCAACACTATTCAAACTCAAAGATGGCTACGAAATGGTCACCAACTCGCGTGACATTTATGCAATCAGCGACACCGGTCGTACCATTAAGTACGTCGGCAGGGGCACGCAAGACTACAAGTCACGCGGCAGGAAACTGAAGGATGTGCCGCCCCAAATCAAACAAACATTCTTCGACATTCAACGTCACAAATCAGAAATTTAATACAACAGCAAAATGAATTGGAATCTTCAACAACTATGGAATGAGTGCGTGTACTCACAACAGCGTCCGCTCGAGGAGCGCGACTACTGCTACGCGTCAGAAATCGGTCAGCCACTCGTTGACCGGTACCTCAAGATGAAGGCCGTCACGGCCACCAACCCGCCCAACATGAGAAGCCTGCGCAAGTTCGAGGCAGGCAACCTAGTCGAGTGGGTGGTACGATACGTCCTAGAACGCGCAGGATTGATTAACAACACCCAAGAGAGGGTAATGGTCGAATACCCGAACATGCTTCGCGTATCGGGCCGCCTTGACTTCCTAGCCGGTGGCAAGATTGACATCGAGCGTGCAAAGCAGGACATCACGTCCTCACACCTGCCGGAATCTATCCAAGCATCCTCCCTGTACATCGCGGAGAAGCTACACGAGAAGTTCGGTGACAAGGAGTTAGAGACAAAGGTGCTCGAGATTAAGTCCTGCTCATCGTTCGTCATGGACATGATGGAAAAGACTGAGAAGCCTATCAAGCACCACCGCTTGCAGCTGTTCCACTACATGAAGGGCTTGAATCTGAACGGGGAGCTCGTGTACATCTGCAAGGATGACCTGCGCATGATGTGCTTCCAATACGAGCCGTCGGCTGAACTAGAGCACGAGTACCTAGCGGACCTAGCGGCAATGACGCACTACTTCACGTCCAACACGCGCCCACCTCTCGAGAGACACATCGTGGTAGAGGACGGCAAGTTCAAGAAGAACTTCGGCATCGAGTACAGCAACTACCTCAAGTTCCTGTACGACTTCGAGGAGCCACGCGACTATGCTGACTCGGTCAAGTCACAGGTGGCACGTTGGACTCGTGTGATTGCACGCTACGCAAAGGGCGACAAGATTACCCCAAAGAACGAAGAGGTACGTGCCGAGATTGAGAAGGCCGGATACGCCTTCCTTCAGATCGTAGAGCAGGCCAAGGCACTTGGCGTAACAGAAGAAGAGGAAGAAATCTAATACACAAACCAAATGACAATTCAAATCGAAACAAGGCACAACATCGGGGATGTAGTGTACTTCCTAAGAAACGACAAGATTAAAACAGGCACTATCTACAAGATAGAGATAGTGTTTGAAGAAAACAAAAAGAGCCTGTATATGTTCGTTAGAGACGAGGATGGCGACCCATCAATCGTGTATGAAGACAAAGCATTCGCATCAAAAGAACAACTAATCCAATCACTATGAAAATAACAATCCAAAAGGGTATAGCCATACCCACACGCGCAAAGCGCTCAACAAAGAAGTACCCGTTCTCAGACATGGAGGTGGGCGACTCGTTCTTTATCAAGGACACCAAGACTCCGGACAAGACCCGCAACACGCTGGCAAGTGCCGCTTGGTACTACAAGAAAAAGAACGGCAACACGCAGCAGTTTTACACCAAGATTTACGTCACGGGCGTACGAGTATGGAGGGTAGAATGAAGCACAGCGCAGTAATCACACCACAGGGGGCGTTGCGGATATACAACCGCCCCCTCTTTGAGGAAGAGGTCAGAGCCATGTCCCGTGAAAAGGACTTGGCCGTGACCGTCGAGGTCAAGCCAAAAAAACGCTTCCGGTCAGACGTGCAGAACGCGTACTACTGGGGCGTGGTTGTGGCCATGATTGCAGACAGGCTCAGAGAGCTAGGGCACGACGTGGACAGGGACTTGGCACACGAGTTCCTCAAGGGCCGCTTCCTGTTCTCCGAGTTAACAGACCCGAGCACCGGTGAGGTCATTCGCATACCACGCAAGACTTCTGAACTAGCGACGGGCGAGTTTATGGACTACCTTGAGCACGTAAAGCAGTTCGCTGCCGAGACGCTAGACATTTACATACCAGACCCCAACGAACAACTAGAAATAACATGATTGAACACACATTCCAAATCGTAGCCGGAGCATTGTCAAGCACGGCTAGGTTAGCCAACATCAGCTACAACGAGGTAAACATCATCGTTTACTTCATCATCATCCCATTCATATGGGCCTACATGATAGACAAGGCGTACAGGTCCCACTACATCAAGATAGGATACGCCACCTTGTGTACGGGCATCTTCATAGGCTGCGAGAACTACAGCGCATTCTGCGACTACCTGTTCTCAATATGCTCAAGGTTCCTGTGCCTGTTTTATCCGGTAGGCATAAACTACATCACGGCTTCTGTTATATTTTGCGTAATAGTGCCGGTAATCATACACGTGTTGTTAATGAAAAAACTAAAACCAGTACAGCTATGATAAGCGCAATCATAATATCAATCCCTCTGTGGATAATCGCACTCGCGTTGAGAGACTTGTATAACCAAATAAAAAAGATGAGCAATGAGTAAACAGATAGCATTCATTTTGTGCCTCGCATTGTGCGGGTGCGACGAGTATCAAACGCAACCCCAAGACGCAAGGATTAAGGTTAAAGAGTATCACGAAAGCATACCCCACGTCACGATAATCACCATAGACTCAGTTGAGTTCCTCGTGCACAATAGAAGTGGCTATATGCTAAGAATAACTGAAGGGGGTGGGCAATGAAAGCAATACTTGAATTCAACCTGCCCGACGATCAGCACGAGTATGACCTGTGCAACAAGGCGCAGGAGATGTCACACGCACTCAACGACGTGCGGAACTACCTCCGGAGCAAGGTCAAGTACGAACCCATGAGCGAAACAGAATGGAAGGTATGCGACGAGATATACCAAGAATTCTACAGGCTATTAGAACAAAACCATATAACCTTATGATAAACATATCCAACAAGCCATCCAAGCAGGTCGAGTACTTTGCCGGAACGATTACGATGTCCTTTCCGGGCATCAAGAACAAAGAATGGACGTTTACCGTCTTGCGTACAACGAACGGAGTCACTACCTTTGACGTAGAAATAGACGAGAAACAATTCAATGAACACTTTGAGGCATACAAGGAATCAGTTGCTTTCTGTATCGAGACTCTCAAAGAGACCGTCAAGGCGAACTTGGCTAGGGAACAGGCAGTCTGGAAACCTACCGAAAAATAAGACAGCATATGAAGGAGAGGAGTAAGAAGTGCAGAATCTGTAGACAGGAGTTCATTCCCAAGTACAGCACCATGCAGGCAACGTGTGAAAACATCGAGTGCATGATTGCTTACTCATCTAAGCAGAAGGACAAGAAGGTCAAACGAGAGCTAAAGGAGGTCAAAGAGCGGAACAAGTCCGTGTCCCAATGGCGCAAGGAACTACAGCAGGTGTTCAACCAATACATCCGGCTCAGAGACCAAGGGAAGGGCTGTATCAGCTGCGGTAAGCAGTTGCAGGGCAAGTATGACGCCGGCCATTTTTATTCCGTTGGGTCCTACCCTAACCTTAGGTTTCACGAGTCGAACGTTTTCGGCCAGTGTGTGTCCTGCAACCAGCACAAGCACGGGAACCTGCTCGAGTACGCCATCGGCATCGAGAAGCGTATCGGCAAGACCAAGCTAGAGGAACTGAAGTCACTCCGGAACGAACGACTGAGCATGCCGCTTGACGACATAAAGCTCGCCATTTACCTATACAAGGACAAAATTAAAGAACTAAAAAAATGATCGAATCACCAACCTGGGAAGACCTAGGTTACGCTAACTTTGAATAACATGGACAAAACCAAAAACATCTACACAATCATCGGCATCGCGCTGTCCGTGGTAATA